GGTATGTAGGCTGGCTTGCAGGTAAACAATCTATGCAGGCTAAAGGTAATGAGATTACCTACACATGGACGCTTGCTGAAAAGGACCTGAAAGTAAATGCCCTGAATGTTCGTATTGACGGTATTGACCTAAAGACCTTCCCTGTGCGATTTACTTATCTGACACTGACTACTAAGCCTGTAACTGACAGTATTCCAGAGCCTTCTGGTACACTACTAGTAGGTGCTGATAACCTCATTAAGGGCACTAGAGACGGCTCTGCTAACACTTACGGAGCTCCTAATGGTAACTACCTAGGACTAGCTATCAGTGAGAAAAACAGAGACACAGGAGCTGGTACAGCTGATACCTTCAATGCTCAGCTAGGCTATCCTCTTAATCCGGGAACATGGTACACAGTAAGCTTCTTTGCTAAGGCAACCAGTGAGATTACTTTCGGTAATCACCTATACTCACCTTCAAAAGTATGCATTGTGTATAGCTCCACAGGAGGAATGAATACTGACATTGATGGTGATGTCACTGTGAGGGTAAATGCTAATTGGGCTCTTTACACTATTAGCTTCCAAGTATATGATACAGCTCCATTTACTCCTAAGGTACTCTTAGGACGAATGAAGGGTAGTGTACCAGCTAACACTGTGCTACAGATTGCTGGTGTGTGCTTCTATGAGGGTACAGGACCTCGTTCTTGGGGAGCAAGCTCTCTTGATGTACCAAGCAATACTGATGTCACAGAAGGCATTAACAGACTTAACACCACTGTGCAAGGTCTAAGCACCAAGGTAACTGCTTTAGAAGGTAGAGCTGACAATGATACTAAGTATTATGCAGGAAACGGGCTGAGCCTTAACGGAACAACCTTCTCTTTGAATACTAATGACCTAGTTACATTCGGTGACATTGCTACTAAAGCAGACCGTTCAGAGCTCAGGTCCTTACAAACTAAGTATAATAGCCTAGAGACAGCTGTGAAGAAGCTCCTACAAGACCTTAAAGACTCAGGTGCTTGGGAAGTTACTGGTACTGATATTCTCACAGGTAGCCTTAAAGCTGACCGCCATATTGCTACAGGTAACATCAACGTATTTGGTGGAACACCTAATGGTAATAGAGCTATTCGAACATCTAGCACACTCAACGCTGGTGACCTTGCAGGAGGAGTAGAATAATGCCATCATTCAACACAAAGGAAGAAGCCCTCACATGGGCTAAGGCTAACACAAAATTTAAGTTAGAGAGTACAAACACCTCTGAGTTTAAAGTCCGTTCTGGCTGGGATAATGCTTCTGTTGTGTGGGACGAGCGAGCTGGAGAGTTTGTAGTAGGTAAAGGGGAAGTTCAATTCCAAGTTATTCCGACCTTTGGGTACAAGGGAGACAAAATCATTATTAACAACCTACAGATTTATGTAGGTAATGCTAAGTATGAGGTTCTCCCTGTGAACCCTTCTGGTACTGACGCTAGAATGAAGTTTACAGCCCTTGACCAGCTTGTGATTGAGAAACAGTTCCCTATCACAGGAGGATTTAATGAGAATGTCAATAGACCATTTAACAAAGCTGTGGAGCTTAACCTATACACCACTAACTCATCTGCTAGTGTGGCTAAGCTAGAACACAGCTGGTTTTCAGGGAACAAAACCTCTGAGATATTCTTAAATTGGTCTATACCATCTGAGATTATTATTTCACCAGCTGTGTTGATTAAGCCTTGGGCTATCAGACAGACAACAGGGGGTCAGTTTACCTCATTCACTACACTAAACAAGGACATGAAGGTCTATGCTGGTGGAGCTTGGAAAGTGCCTCCTAACTCAACCATAGACCAGAGCAAGGCTAAGACAGAAGGATTTGGAGCTAACCGTATCTACCTAGATAACAAATGGATAGCTCAAGGAAAGGTAGGAAGATAATGGCTTCATACAAAGAAGAATACAAAGATAAGTGCTGGTATGAGGGTTGCGCCTGTGAGGATATTTATCCAGCAGACTGTGACGCTCTGCGGAAAGAGAATAATGAGGGTATCGGAAGATACGCCTGTGCAACCCAAAATCAGGACTGCTATGATAAGAATTTTTTTAAACGTGCTTTTCAAAAGATTGCTTGTCAGTTCGAGCATGTCATTCAGAACATCTGTGCTATTTGGGATTTACTTCAATGTATCACAGAATACCTGAAAGCTCAAGGTAATCAGGGTTACGAAACTAAGTATTATCGACACACAGGGGTAGAGGGTCAAAACTTCTACAAACCTATCATGACACGCTATGCTATCAACCTCTATAAGGACTCAGAATATGGCTGGGACACACAGGGAGGTATTGATGATGGTAAGCGTGGTACGTTTGACCAAGACATGCACTGCTATATCCGTTGGTGTGCTGATGGTAATGAGCTTAACCCTGCTGTGGATAATACTATGACCTTTGTAGTCCGCACAAGTGGTGAAGGTTGGCCCGGTGATGAGTCTGATATGGTTAAGCAACGTGGTATCCACTGGCAAATGACAGGGCTCACAGATGGAGCTATGCCTTGCTCAGACACCATTGTGCTACCTAAGGGACAAAATATCGTGATAGAGGTTATTCAAAACAATACCTCATCAGGAACATTCCGTGTGCATAATATCAAGGTTGAATATCACCCTATTGCTGGCACAGGGCTTCCAGACTGCTTGAAGACCCCAGAAGTACCTAAGAAGGACTGTAACTGCTAAAAATAAAAAGACCTTAATTGGTCTTTTTTTGTTGTCTTTTTCTTTGTCGCTCTTCTCGTGCACGGTCCTTTGCACGTTCATACTCCTTAAGAGCCTTCATGAGCCTTGCCTTGGCTTCCTTCACAGTAGGCTTCTTCCTACGCTTACCATGGCGTGTGGTAAGTGTGTTTCTAGCAAGCCCTACAGCCTTAGAGAGCTTCTTTGTCTCCTGTAAATCAGCAATAATGCGGTAGTACATGTCTTGCTCTTTACGAAGGACCTTCTTACGTTTTAGGTTAAACTCATTACGAAGCTTGCTCTTAGTGGACTTCACAGCGGCGAGTATCTTGACCTCACGCTCAAGGGCAACATAGCGTTTGATAGCCTCATCAAGGGAAATCTCATTACCTTCTGTGTCATAGAGAGTACCGTCTTCTGCAATTACTCTGTCAGGAATATTTCGATTTAACTCGAATATTTCCTTGTCATAGGCTTCATCAAATATCTTTGTTGACATAGAACCACACCTCTTCCCCATTTATTTTACTAAGCACAGTAATGTCACCTGTCTTAACAGTTGAGTAAGGATAGCCTCCTGCCCATTCACGAAGCCGTTCATTTCTAGCTTGGAGAGACTCCACTACCTCCTCAAGGTAACAGTCTCCCATTTCATCTATATGTTTTATCGTATAGGAGGTTAATGTTCTCATTTTTTATCCTCTCAGGAATTATAAAATCCTCTTTCTTCATAGTAAGTTTCTTGTAGTCACCAATCACAGGGGGATACACCCTCCTGTTTTGATAACACCACCATCTAAAGTCAATGTTAGATATATAGGTTGTCAATTCACTCCTGTGTTCTAATCTTCCGTATACATCATATACCTTGAATAATTGTTCCTTCCTGTTAGGACTTAGCCTCATAGATACCTTACACTCAGGCATTAGATATAGCATGTTAGCAAGCTCTATGTGCCTACCAGAGTACCCTGTGATAGGCTTGATAGCTTTGATTAAGCTGTAATATCCTACCCCCTTATCCACAGCTAGGTAGGGTATAGTTGACATGAACGCTCCTATGGAATACTCAAAGTAGCTCTCTCTGCTTCCATTCCTAAGGTTCTGTGCTAGAGTGTAAGCCTCCTCAATGGTATAGAAGCCTCCCGGAAGGCTGTACTCCATTATAGTATCATAGTCCTTGACATATATGTTTATGAACACAGTGAGTAGTTTGTCAAATGTATCAGCGTTTTTATATACATCAAGTAGATGTAATATCCGCTGAACATTTTCTTTTAGATAAAAGAGAGGTGGGAACTCTCTAGGGTTAAGCGTAACCTTACTATCAGTAAGACTAAGTGCACCCTCAAATGAGTCCTTACCTCTCTCTAACCATGAATTGACTTCCTCAATGAATGTATCGTAGTTGGGATTAGTCGTCCCACTCATCGTCTTCGTCATCATCATCTGCGTAATCGTCTTCGTCATCTTCAACGTCACCAGCAGGTTCAATCGCTACAACGTCCCATTGAGGCTTGTCATTGTAAGACTCGCCTTCTTCAAGAGTAATGTTCACATAGCGGTCAATAAAGTCCTCTGTGTCCATTTCACCTTTAGGGTCAAGTCCTACAGCCTCTGCAAGGTCATACAAGTCTGAGCGACCAAATGCTGTATCAAACATACGGAAGCCGTAAGTCTTAGTATCAGTACCAAAGTCTCCACGGAATGTTACCTTGTAGTAAGGCTTCTTGCCTTGACCTGAGGGCTCTACCCATTCAAAGGCTTGGATAACTACTGTAAATGTACCCTCTGTGTAAGTAAATGAAAGTCCTTCGTTCTTTTCTGCTGTAAATTTAATTTTTGCCATTGTAAATATCTCCTATTTCTTATTGTTCTTCTGATTTCTTAGTAGCACGTTTGCGTTTTGGTTTTTCTTCTTTCACAGAGGCTTCTTCCTCTTTAGCCTTAGCAGGCTTCTTAGTGGTCTCTCCTGTGATTAGTTTTGTGAGCTTAGCCCATGTAGGGTTCTTAATCTTGTTAGGAATTTCAATTCCCGGCTTGCGTGTAACCTTTGTAGTCAAGATAGGGTTACCAGCTACCTGAGCAATATAGACTTCTTCAATGGACTTCTTACCATTTTCAAAAGTTTTCTTGTTTTCCTTCTGTGTATGGGCTACAATCCGTGCAGAAGCTTGCAAGTATGAGCGTACAGCTGGTGATACATTAGGACAGATTACCCGTGGTACATCTTCCCCTTCATCTTCCTCAACGTTAATGCCCATTTCCTGTGCAAGCACAAGTACGTTCTTACCATCATAGCTAAAACCGACCAGCTGGTCAACAAGCCCTTTAAGCAGTGGAGAGGCTTCTCCATAGTGCTGGATTTGCATTTTATCCACTTTGTACTTTTCCATGATATGCTTGTAGCACAACTCTTGGACGTTTGTAAAGTGGTCAACAGCAATGCTTTCATAGTCACCTGTCTTAGCGATTGCAAACGCTTCTAGGACATCTTCCCAGTTGTAGCACTCAGCTACATCAACGCTATCAGTAGGGCTCACAGAAGCCAATCCACGGTCAGTGTCAATGATTAGTGTTTTTCCCGGAAGTGAGTTAATCACACTTGTTTTGCCTGAACCGCTTTTTCCGAATAAAACGGTCATTTGGTGTAGGCGCACCTTAGACAATGATTTAAGTTTCATTGTAATATCTCCTTTTTGTTTAGTTCTAATATAGTGTATCACAGGGATTGGAGTAAGTCAATACCTTTTTGCTAAATTTTTACAAAAAATTCATCATTTTTTACATAAAATTGTAAAATGGTACTTGAACCATATTCTCTTAGGTTACTTCTTCCCCAATCATAGTTAATGTGCCCTGTGTTATTAATGATAAATTCAGGCGTGTATCCGTCTTTCTTATAGACATATATCTTATTACGCCCTTTGTTATACCTGTAGAAAGCCCTTAGGGTGAGTCTACTTCCTTGAGCCATTTCAGTATCACGGAACTTCACCCATGGCAACTTCCTATTTACCCGTCGAGCCATATCCACCTCTATTCTCATTACCTAAGTGTTTTACTGGTAAGAAAATGAGGTCAGGCTGATTTCTAAAGATACGGAACTGACATACACGCTGACCAGCTTCAAGCTTACCATCACGTGTGGCATAGAACATAGCTCCCCAAGTATCATCATCACCGTTGTAGTCATTGTCAATGATACCCACAGAGTTAGTCAGTAACAGCCCTGTGTTCTTAAAGGTACTTGAGCGTGGATATACATGGGCTTCAAAGCCCACAGGTAGCTCCATAGCCACTCCAAAGTCAACCTTGACAGTATCTCCTGCCTTGTACTCAATATCCTGAGGGACATACATATCTACACAATCTCCATTGACCGCCTGTGTCCCAAAGGAGTATTTTGTGTCCTTATAGCGCACACGGATTAGAGACTCCTTAGGATAGCCACTGTACTTACCAATGTCACAGAAGAACATCAACAGCATTACTAGGAACATTACTCCAATAATGATGTATTCCATTACTGACCTCCGTTGTTATCCACATATTTAGCCTTCAAGGAAGCAATCAGCTCATCTAGGCTCTTATTCACCTTGTTGTTAGCCTCAAGGGCTTCATCAAGCTTCTTACCATAGTTCTCTGTGGCTTTTGTAATCTTAGTCACACGGGCTTCTGTGTCTTTCTTTAGCTTAGTGAACTTAGCCTCAACACTCTGTGTGTACAGGAATGAAAATCCAAGGGCAATTACCAAAGCAATGTTAATAATAGTATTAATGTTTTTCTTAATGAATGTCATACTCATCTCCAATCAATTTGTTAATCAGGGTAATCATGTTATCAATACCCAATAAGTAACTTTCTGCCTCAGTTGTGAGTACAGAATTAGCAATAATCAAATACTGAGGATAGGTCATAGCCTTATACTCCTCAAACTCAGGGAATTTTGCACAAGACACAGAGTAATATACTCTATCAGCCTCTTCCCTAGCTTTGTGCAGGAACACAAGAGCTTTCTCAAGGTCATGCTTCCCATTCTTATCCTTATAACGCCATACATATTTCACAGCAGAGGCAATGAGGGGGTTAAGTCCATAATGTAGCCAGAAATCCCAGCACTCCATTTTATTGCCTTCCTGTGTATAACGCTGAGGATTTCTAATTTCCTCCATTTTTAGCCTCCTGAACCGCTGAACGAAGCTCTAGGTCTTCTTCCTGCTGGTCTTTCCTTCCTTCAAAGTAAGCCTTCTGTGCTATTTCAACACTAGCGTCCTTTGTGATATAACTTTGCTCAACCTCTTCAATAGGCATTGTGTGCTCTTGAATATGGTATGAGTAAGCTAGTGCCCCGATTACAAAGCCTAGGGCTACGGCAAACAAGTATTTCCACATATCACTCTTCCTCCAAGAAGTTTTCAGCCACAAAGGTATCAAAGTCCTCTGTGACAATTCCTTGCCATACTTTGAATAGTTCATCATAGATGTCAGGCATGTAGTCACCATATTTATACATTTTGAACTCGGGATTTTGCTCAATCATTCGTACCAACATACAGAACTGCTCAAAGAACTCATCACACAGAGCCTCACGGTAAGGCATATCAATAGCAAGGTACTTGTAGGCTCTACCTACTAACTTCTCCTTAGGATTGATACACTCAAACACAAAGTTTCGTACATTGTAGCCTAGCTTAGCCATTACATACATATACATGTTAGCCTGTAATGATAGTACCATTTTATCCTGAGCAGGCTTTGTGCTGTATGTCTTATAGTCAACCAAGGTCACAGAGCCGTCTTCATTAGTCCGAACTGCGTCTACATATCCGATAAATCCTACCTCTGTGCCAAGACCAATTTCCTCTGAAATATCAAGAGTAATCTCTTTTTCAACCTCAGTAGTCTTGAATAATCCTTCAAATCCGAAGTGCTCAAAGTAGCGCTCAGAGGCTCTAATTCCTCCGTCAATACTTTCCTGTGCAAAGTCTACAACAGAGGCTTGCTTTAGGGCTTCCTTGCTATCTGTGCCTGTAGCTACAAGCTCCATGACACGGTGCATGACTGTTCCTCTGTCCATATACACAGTGTTGATTTTGCCTTCTTTTGGCTTATATTTTGCAATATACTTACACCAGTGCTTCCATGGATTTTCTAGGTAAGTGTTTACCCGTGAAATACTATATCTGTTCATGACACTCCTTTATCATAATATACTGAGGATAGGCTATCCAATATTGAAGACCATTTCATAGTCCGTGGTTTGAACACAGACATGCTATAGGGGTCTTCCTCTGAGTTTACGAAGCCTATCTTAAACTTATCCCTATCAATCACAAAGGAATTTCTCATAAACTCAGGCTTTTCTAACATTTCCTCAAATGAGTCAGGCATAGGGCCTTTAAATCTTACTAATTTATAATAGTCCTCCTCCATAATCTCATATAGGAACTCCTTGTGCTCATCATCAAGCTCCACTACTTTATATCCAACACCGTAGCTTTCAAGAGTCTTCTTAAACTCTCTCACCTGTGCCAGTACATTTATTCGTGTATTCTTTGTTGATAAGTAGTAAGGGTTTGTTACAATTTCAACTACCAAATATCTCCTCCTGTGTTACAATCAGCATGATTACATGATTTCTTGTAGTAATCTTTTTCACAGGGATAGTCTTGTCAAGTAACTTAAACTCCTTTGTGTGCTGTGTTGTAAAGCCATCAAAACGATAACAGTAAGGCACTACAGTGTCATCATTCCGATAGTAGGCAATCTCACACTGAGCATAAGGACTCATTAAATCAAGAATATCTCCTATTGCCATTGCTACTTTCCTTCCTGTTCTAACTGGTCTGTAAGGCAAGCTGAGCATGGTGTCACAGGGAAGCCTAGGAACATTGCAAGCACCTTATTCATTGCTCGTGATTGCTCAATAAAGCCATATTTAGCTTTCAAGTTAGATAGGTCTACCTGCCATACCTCAAAGGAAGTGATAACGGCTGTGAACATGTGCTTTAGAAGACACCACATATCAGGGTTACCTTCCTCATTAGCCTGCTCCTTAAGAAGCTTCATTGCCTTACGTCGGTTTTCTGTGGTTTCCTTCAAGAGAAGCTCAGTCTCTCTTAGGGCTTCATCTACTTTCATAATCTCATCTTGGTCTTCCTTAGCGTTATCTGCATACCAGAATGAAAGCTTATCCTCATATTTCCTTACAAGGATATTCATGTGGTACTCAGAGGCACAGAGGTTCATGATATTTGTAATCAGGTCTTCTGTGATACCTACTGAGCTGTCTTTGTTTACTGTCATTTCAGTTTAAGCTCCTTCATAAAGTTTTCTACATCTAGGTCATCTTCTTCAAAGTCTTCTTCATCTGACTCAATTACGTCAACATCTTTCACGGGGGCTTCTACTCCGAAGAGCTCTTTCTGTAGCATTTCTTTGTATTCTGAGAGCTTGCGCTCATATTCCTGTGCATTAGGTGTCACACGCTCTGAGTATTCTCTTAAAGCGTCAGCGATTACCTCGTTACGCTTAATCCCTAAATACCCTGAGATAGTCAGTAAGTTGTCTGAAAGCTCCTTAGGAAGCTCAATTTGCATTTTGATACTTGTCTTAGGCATTAAAGCACTACCTCCTCAATTTCCTTTTTATCACCATAGTAGATTTTATAGTTCAGGGTTGTCTCCCTAATCATACACTCAAACATACAGGTATGTGAGATATATCTTACAAGGATATTATCCCCTACATCTACTGAGAATTTCAGAGAGACATAGTTCTTAGGTAAGGCATGTTTGAGGTTAAACACCTCCATGGCTGACCAATATCGTCCTACATTATCTCCAAGTTCCTTCTTGATATACCCTGTGCCTTTAACCCAGTTATCCATGTAGTAGGTATCCTTGTCTGTGACTAATACATACTTGGGGTTAAATTCCTTCTGCTTTTCACAGTAGCCCTCAGGGTCTAGTAAGAAAGCCTTGCGATTTTGTTTCTTAATATCACGGTATTCCTGCTCTGTGTAGCAATTCTTATCCCAGATTATCATGCTTAAACTCCTTTAGAGCTTTATTTACCTCAGATAAGGACACACCAAGATTTTCCTTTAATAATTTATTAAGAGTTTCTTCTTGAGATACCTTATCTGCAAGCTTAAGTGAGTATTTCACAGCGTTGGTTACATTCTGTGAGATAGGGTAAATATCAGAGTTCCCATTTAAGACAGCTTTCATTACCTCTTTATTAGTAAAAACATCAGTAACCTTTCGCACAGAGAAGGTGAGCAAATCATCTGTTACCAGAATATAGTCACCCTCACTTGCTTGGTGCACATTGCCTCCAGCGTAGGTGTAGTGCTCGTTGCCTTCCTTACATTCTACAATGTGTAGGCACTCAGGGAGTATTCCCCATTTATTACAGTATTCTTCTATCATATTTTCCTCCTTAGTGAAGTCCCCAGCCCTTGCCGATTTCTCCATCGGATACTAGAGGTACTTCCATCTTTATTCCCTTGAGTATTGAAGGGCTTTCCATGATAGCTTTTACTATAGGTGTAGCCTCCTCCACATAATCATCAGCTATCTCAAGTAGTATGGCGTCATGTACAGTACCTAATACCCTACACCTTGAATGGTCAAGCTTATCTGAGTATACAACATCTGCCATAGCTGAGGTACACAAGTCACTACCGAAGCCTTGCACAGCTGAGTTAAGAGCTTGACGTTCAGCAGAGGACCTCTTTACCCAATCATCAGACCAGATGTCCCTTAAGAAGCGTTTACGCCCTATAGGAGACTCTACATACCCATAACTTTGAGCAAAGTTGATGTTCTTCTTGTGCCATGTTAATAAGGTAGGATAAGCTTCAAAGAATTTGTTACGGAAATCCTCTGCCTCTTCTTGTGACAAATCTAGTCCATACCCCTTTGCATAATCTCGGAATGACTTAGCCTGCATACCATAGATAAACCCAAAATTACAGTTTCCCTGTATTGATACTTTTCCATTATGACGGATTATAATATTATGTTCAGGAACAGTTACACAGTAGACATTGTAGTTTGCATTGTGGTGAGTTCGTGTATCTACATCTTTACTCTCAAACCTACTTAGAGGCTTTTTAGCAAGGTTATATGAGAGTTCCCAAGTGGTGCTTACATTGTCATAAGCTTCATTTCTTAAGATAAGTCTTGCACGTACTCCAGATTGTATAGCCATTATCTGCATTTTATCTAAAGTTTCCTTGTTTGTTGAGGATACTCTGATTAGATTAAACTTGTTTGTATGTCCGTCCCAATGACCAGCTTCCTCAAGGTACACAAGAGGATTTAACTCAGTGAGAGAAGGTTCAAGGAGGGTTTTATCCTCGGTACAGTACCGCTTCACAAGTTTTAGTAGGTTAAAGTCGTTTAAAGTAAAGAAACTTACCCTTAACTTTCCTTGTATCTTTGGTTCACAAGACACTCCTAGCTCTTTTAGTAGCCATCTAAATCTATCAATCTTACGTTTCTTTGTAAACCCAAATTTGATAGCGTTCTTTGAGGCACTATAGCTTCCATCTGCAACAAAGCAAGCAACAAACCTTGTTAGTTTATCCTCTATGAACTTTTCCTTGTCATAGTTGTAATATCCTGCATTTACCCAAGCATACTTAGCTTGTCCATGACCTGCCAACTCCTCAAAAGGTAGCTTCTTCATGTATTTTCTAGTATTCTGTACTTGAATAATGCACTCATGATTTGGTGTCAGTTTTAGTGAGGTATTCTCGTTCTCAAACACACAAATCTTCTGGTTAGGTATCATTCTAAAGTCTAACGGCTCTGTGTAACTAATTTCTTGTGACTCAATATTATACTGAGCTACCCTAGTTACTCCATCATACATATTGAATGGTACAAATCCCTTGTCTGTTAGTATTTCAGTATCTCCACTGAAACATGACTTAGCCTGAGTACGTTTTCTCTTAAGCCCATCATGGTCTAATCCTTCAAGGTTTCCGAACATTAGCTCTTGTGTCTTTGTGTGTAAATCGCTTCCCGATTGGTAAGCATGTATCATATTCTTATCTCCTGAAAACTCAGCGGCTATGCGTAGCTCTAATTGCGAGTAATCCCCTTCATATATACTATACCCCGGTCTAGCATAGATAATTCCACGCACATTACTATTCTGCGGAACTTGCTGACAATCCCTGTTACCCTAGAGGCTCTTTATCCTCTAGTTCTTATGGTTCACTTCCCATAAGTTCAGACTATATCATATTGGTTAAGTAACCAATCCTTGCGCTCGTGTTACTCCACATTAAGTGTTTCTTAGTCGTTACATCTTCCTCTATGAGGCTTGACACGGTATTGGCAATCTCAGCGTCCACCGTTTTCACAAGGTTTAACGAGCCCCCAGCATTTTTAAGGTTCGGGTTTGAGCAGGTTGTCCTTCCTGTCCTAGCTGTGATATTAAAGCTAGGGTGGATTTGTCCATCTACCGCTATCTCGTCCCATGACTTGATAAACGTATCCAGTTTAGTCAATCTCTTATACTCTCTCAGGTTCTTAGCAACCTCACTCACAGCTGATAGCTCCACAAGGGTTTCATCATCTGTGCTAGGGTTTCCTGAGCCACTCTTCTTCACAGGTTTCAGTCCTAGTGACTTTCCAACCTCTTTGCCGTCTACAATCACAGGAGCACCCTTCTTACCAAATAAGACCTTGGCTACCTGCTGTGTAGAGTTCCAGTTGATTTCAGCCACCTCATTGAGTTCTTCAAGGAGCTCTGTGTACTCAGCCCTTAGCTGTTCACTTACCTCGCCCCTCTTAGGGTCAAGATAGATACCTTGTTTCTCAATGATAGAGTAGGCTTTGTAGGCTCTCATTTCATGCTTATATACCTTAACCATCTTGTACTTTGTGATGATTTTCTTGAATATAGGAACTAACTTAAGCGTATATCGTGTGTCCTTCTTTCCATAGACAACTAGCTTCTTGTTATTAGCCTCTACAAGCTCCTGTGTCACGTCTTTTAGCGTCTCTAGTACAATTACACTATCAAGACTTTCAAACGCCTTACAGAGCCTGTCAGTGGCTTCTACGGACATTCCAGTGATAAGTATATCCCCTTCAAGTTCATCATAGACCTGCTGAGCTAACTTATTCATAGCTGTCCTATTCTCATGTACCCATTTTCGGGTTACATCAAACGTTCCGTCCCCATTGTCAATCAGGTCACAGGCGTTCTTCTGTGCCTTGGTTTTTAACCCGTCTAGGAAAGCCTTGGCGTTTTCCTCAGTAGTCTGCTCCATGACAAGCTCTACTCCTGTGAAATACTTTGTGATAAATCCTTTGAGTGTAGTTAGGCTATCTCGTTTACCTGAGACTTTGATTTCCTTACTCACATCATAATCATCACCAAAATATTTTACCACAAGAGGCTTCAAACCAAGCTCAACCTCACCAGAGACATGAGCAAGCACCTGTGTATCCATGTAAAGCTCCATGAATACTCCTGTGTGAACATAAAGAAACAGAATATCAAACTTGCCGTTATGAGTAACCATATTCAGCTTAGCTATAGCTTTCAGGAAGGCTTTCCATTCTTCTTTTGTGTACTGTTCCCACCAGATGAAATGGTCATATTCCTTCCCGTTAAAGTCATAGCTGATTTGCACAGAGACTATTTTGTCCCTGTACCTATCTAGCCCTGTGGTTTCAATATCTAGGGAAAAGAGCTCTACTTGTGATAGCCGTTTAGCCAGTACCATTAAGTCTCTTTTCTTCATATTACTCCTCTACATATCCCAGTCTCTTTGCTATTGCTTCAATGACATTCACAGTAACACTATTCCCAGCTTGTTTATATAACTGAGTATTTGAATTGACTACTTGTGCCTTTTCAAAAGCCCAATCTGGAAAACCTTGCAGTCTCCAATATTCATTAGGTGTTAACTTTCTAAGAATAGTCCCATCTAATATTTGTTTAGGCTCTTTATAGTCCCTAGCACACAAAGTGCCAATTAGACCCTTAGTGCTATAAACTACACTACCTGTTCCATGAGAAGTGCCCTTCGGATTTTTAGTATTCCCTACTATATCTATTTGTAGCTGTTCACTATCATGTTTTGAACTTTCTCCTGTGAAAGGAAATATTCCATTGGTACTCGTTCCTCTAAGATGTCCGATAATGAACACACGCTCCCGATTTTGGGGGACTCCGAAATTTTTGCTGTTAAGCACTTGCCATTCAGCATCATACCCCAATTCATCAAGCGCTCTGAGGATTGTTTTGAAGGTGTTTCCTTTGTCATGGTTGAGGAGTCCTTTGACATTCTCAAGGAAAAGATACTTAGGTTTGAGAATACTTGCAAACCTTGCAATTTCAAAGAACAAAGTCCCTCTTGTGTCTTCAAATCCTCGTCTTTCTCCAGCAATGCTGAAAGCCTGGCACGGAAATCCTCCGCAGATAACGTCAACTCGTCCGATTGCTCTGACTTCTTCATTTGTGACTTTTGTAATATCATGTAACTCTATTTCTCCTTCTGTGTTATGTATAGTTTTGTAGCTAGCTATTGCAAATTTATCAATTTCACAAAATCCAATACATTCATGTCCAGCAGCCTCCATACCAAGACGGAAACCGCCAATACCTGCAAATAAATCTAAAAATTTCACTATTTTACCTTACCTTCCTAGATATGTATTGTAAGCACCTGTGCCCATCATAGCTCCTGCAAAATAGAATACTACTGCTGAAAAGAAGCTGATAACTCCAATCACAGGACCTACTTTAACCAACTCAGGAGCAAGTAGGCTTCCCATAGCGATATACATTGCAAAACTAGCAGGTACACAGAACAGTAAAGTGATTACTGTTCCTAGCACCCAAGCCATAAATTTCTTCATTATCTCATTCCTCGTCTTTCTTCTGCCTCTTTAGCAAGGCTGATACATTCTGCCACATGATTATGCATGTGTATTAAACTATTCTTCACAGTGGACATTCTTAGTAAAGTCTCACGCCAGTAACCCCCAGCAGCCTCAGAGCCTCTAAAGTACATTTCATCTAGGTAGGATAGCTTTAGGAAATATCCATTACCAGCGTCATATACATTCTTTATAAGCTTTCTAGGCACATAGGCTACTGTGGCTCTTTCCATGTTAGGCAGGCTGAGCTCTACATAGTCTTTCTTAGCAAAGAACTTAACACATGACTTCTGAATATACAGATATTTTCATTCTTTAGTCATCTTATCTCCTATTTGCGCTTGCTAAGTGGTAATAGTAGAGAAGCAATCAGACCTACAATAGCTCCAATTACTAAGTACATGATATTGTCTTTTGAGCCTGTCTTAGGCAATACCTTCTTGTCCTGTGACTTAACCTCAGCACTTGCAGAAGGCATTTCATCTTGTGTTGGAGGTGTCTTAGGCTCTTCTGTAGGTACATTAGGTACATCAAGCTCTGGTAGCTCATGCACAGGAGCTGGTGGCAATACTGGTACATCATCAATGTTAATTTCAGGAAGGTCTAGCACAGGAGGGTCATTAGGCACTACTCCGCCATTCCATTCTGGTTTGTCTACTGTAGGAGGGTCTAACGGTGTAGTTCCTCCTTGCCACTCAGGAAGCTCGTGAATTGGTGCTGGTGGTGTTTGTTCAATATCATCAATATTCAGCTCTGGTTTATCCAACACAGGTGGTTCATTTGGAACTACACCCCCCTCAAATTCTGGAATATCATACACAGGAGCTGGCGGAACATCATAGGTAAATGGTCGCACCTTGCCTTTAGCTGAGCCTGTAGCATTAGCCACTGTGATTTCACGTTCAAAGCTGTATTCCTGTCCCATTGCTGTAAAGCTCAGCACATTCACAGGATTTTGTAGCTTGTTTTTGAGCCGTGTTTTGTATTCCACACTGATAATGTTTTGAACATCAGGCAAGCTAAACTTAAAACCATTCTTGTAAAACTGTACGTTAGCCTCTGTGAGAGGGATTTCACGAATACCTACCCAAGGCTCTGCCGAACTTAACTCAAAGATACGCATAGAGCCCTCAACGTACTCGTTATTGTCGTCCCATGTATCTGAGACATTTACATCTGTGAGGTGGTGCTTAACAAAGTTCACCCGTCCTCCCCATTGAATAAGGGAAGCGTCATCTTTATCTTGCCAGCCCCATTTAGCCACGATTTCCTGTGAGTTTGCAGGTGTTTGAGGTTTAACCTCTGCCTGTTTCACAATAGTACCATTAAAGTTGAGGTCATACTTCTCACGCTCTGTGACTACCTCTTTCTTCCACATGGTCTTAAGGGTCATGTCGAAGCTCTTGTCTAACGGGTGCTCACTAAAGTAGCTGTTAAACGTGGTTGTAACTGATTGTGTATCATTAGAAGCTACTGCACGTCCTACTACATTGCCCTCAGGACTAGTTACATCAAATTCCTGTGTAGTAGTCCATTGGAGCTGTTCAGGTAGAGTGTAAGTGAGTGTATCACCCTCATTAATCTCTACCTCATCAGGAATTTCCGTTTTATATGTCAGGTCTTTGTTCACATAAGTTTCAGCAGCCTCTGAGCTATAAGTGATTTCAGGCTCTGTGACCTTAATCTGAGTACCTTCTTTAGCAACCTCACTTGCCAATACATTAGGAGCAATTAAAAGCCCTGCTAAAACAATCATTCCTGCTGTAAATTTCATTTTATTCATTTTTATCTCCTTAGTCCTTTGTCTCAAAGTAAAATTTTCCAGAAAATGGCTCTATTTTTACAATACCATAATCAATGCCTAGCCTTGCTATGAATGGTTTCTCTATTCTTTCATGCAGAGTAAGCATTTGCTCTCTAAATTGTTCTAATTTAAGAGTTGATTTATAGAAATTGCATTTGTAACAAGCAGGCATATAGTTATCTAAAGTATCTTCACCTCCTAAATAGTGGGGGTGTAAATGGTCTACCCTTAGACTTTTTAAATCTAAGTCTTTTCCACAGTAAGCACAATGCCCGTCATACTTAGATAAGACAGCCCCTCTAGTCTTTTTTGATATAGATTTTCTTTTCCCCACTAGTTACCTCCATCGAATATTTAGTCATAAGCTTTCGCCCTCCATGTTATCGTTAATTCATATCCCCCACAATGTTCACACTCATAGGGAACATGGTCTAAAATAGTTTCATATTCTTTTTCACAATCCTTACAATAATAATCATATACTATCATTTATCAGGACCTTTCTTGATTAGCTGACCAAAATCAGCTTCCTCGTCACTTAGGTACTGTAGTTTAGCTCCTCTAGGGTCATCAACCTGTAGGATATAAACATCACCAGACCTAAAGTTACGGAAATAAGTTGTCATTTTTGAGGTAGTAGCTCCTTTACGTTGCAAGGTAATCATACTTTCATACCAGCCTTCGATAAAAGTAGAGCCATATAGGTCGCTTGTGCCTACCTTACCTCCACGCTCAATCTTCCGTGTGTGATGTACTATAATCACAGAGCAACCTGTCTCATCACGAAACTCTGATACTGCCCGTAGCCTATCAGCCACATCTTGGTGCTTATTAATGTCACCAGAGCCAAACAATAGGTACATAGGGTCTAGTATCAAAAGCTTAATATCATTCTTCTTAACAAAGGACTTTAAGTGATGAATACGGTCTAAGAACACAGGGGCTTCTGTGTAATAGATTGGTAAGTCCTCTGTGCCTGCCATGGTTTTAAGCTTAGCCTTTTCCATGCTAGGATTATTTTCTCCTTGCACAATGAGAACGCCTCCCTGCTTAACCTTGTGACCATCAAAGTCTCGTCCTGTCGCCACTGACACAGCCATATTAAGCGTTAGGGTCGATTTGAAGCTCTTAGAAGGTGCTCCAATGATACCTACTGAGTGATTAGCCCACAGACCCTCAATCAGCCAGAAATCCTTACCGTCCCATTCCTCAATGTCTTTGAGGGCTAGGATTTTAACCTTCTCATTATTAGCCTTTGTGACCCCTCCTGTGTGTACCTTACCAAATGAAGACATTCTGTCACTAGGACGCTTATCAGGCTCTAGCTTGGCAAACACCCTGTGAATTTCCTTCTGTAAGGCTTTCTCAGTCTTGTATTTGCTCATGGCAATGTCTGAGTTTAGGAGCACAAAGTAGACCTCCTCTTTTCTTGCTCCTGCATTAATCATTTTCTGCTCAATCAGGAAGCAATACTCACTACGGTCAATTCCCACTACCTTGTTATCAAACACAGAGGCTAGGTCATATCGGTCAAGTAGCTCATTCAGGTCAAAACGTCTTTTCTTAATCTCACCAGTTTCAGCCACAGCTGTCTTGGCTTGCTTAAAGAATTTCTTGAGACGCTTGATAAACTCTGACTTACGGAACACAGTACCTTCTCCTTGCAATCCTGTGATATTAAAGTCACTCTTATACTTGTGATTGACTGTCTGGGGTACTCTGTAGTAGTGCACAATGTCAGAGCTAGTCTTGTCAAAGCCATATTTCTTAACTAGTGTTCGTGCCACCTTCTCATGCTCTGCTGGTGTTAGAGGATTATCCAAAATCCACACACCTTGGTATTTCTTAGGGCTAGTCTCCCAAATGTAACTAGGTTTAAAGTATTTTGTAGGTACTCTTGCCCCATCAATGTCCATGAACACAAGGTAAGTCTCCTGTGCATTCTCCTTAAGGCGTTTCTTGCCTTTGATAGGTGTAGGACAGATATATAGCTCAGCCTTTTTCCTCTGTGAGCCCAGATACTTTTTAAGAGCTTTCAGACTGATTGAGGTTTCCACAAAATCCCTTGCAAATCGCTTCTTGGGGTCTTTTTCATTTGTGAACTTATAGTTAAGTCCAACTTTCACCTCATCATCAGGACTAAAGTTCTTTGCTAGTACCTCCTCAATAAAAACGTTAATCGTCACAATTTTCCTCTCCTATCCAATGTATCCCAAGTGCCTGAGCGTCCTCGTCAGCCTCAATATCATAAGGGTTATAGGACATGTCAATCTCAGGCAAGCCATGTTTCCTACGGAAAGCATTTCCGTGACCACCGGGATATTTCAGTTCTTCTTCTAGCATTTCTCGGTCAAGTTCTTCTGTTTTCTTAACCCACAGGTCGCTTTCACCTCGTTCTGCATAGCTGTACCAGTCCTCATAATCATCTTGGTCTTCTACAAGGTCAGGGATTTCTACCAGAGACATGTGTAGGTTGCCTTCTGTGCCCTCTACAGGTATTTCAGCATACCTCTTGCCCTGATACTTAACAATCTCAAACCAGCCGATATATGAGGTCACAGACTCTTCTGAGCTATCGTCCTCTGTGCTAAATGTTTCATGTGAAACACTCTGTACTTGAATAGGCTCATCATAGAACTCATTAGGGACACCAGCAAGAACCAGCTTCTCCTGTGTGCTTCTCAGAGGGATTGTAATCATGTTTACACAAGGGCGCATAATATCTACCAGAGCCATGAAAACGTCGTTACAAGAGCGTTTAAGAGAGCGTAGCCACGATTTAACAAGCTGTAGCTTAGTGCTATCCATGGTCTTGTTAGTGGGGTGTAGAGTCTCCTTATATTCACAGTACCAGCTGTCTGATTTCTCAAACGTGATAGCCTCCTTAATCAGGCTGTTCTCAGGCATGATACTGTAGATAAGCTCAGCTGTTTCCTGTGCTGTAGGAGCTTTCTGTTGTAAAAATACCCCGTTCACAGTGATTGATACTCCTTGTCCTGTTACACGTTTCCGTGTCAGGATACCAAGCTCTTCTAGCAGGCTCAGTGTATTTGTCAGAGTAGACCGGCTCATATTAAACACAGAGGCGATATTCTCTAACTTATCCGGTGCAAAGCTGTAGTCCTCTCCAAGCTTGCCTTCTTTTCGCGCCTGTGAGTTGAAAGCTGATAGGAACACAAGAGCGTTATATGGCAATCTGAGCTTACCAGCCCACCAAGTCTGCATTGCAAGGTAGTTGCTGTTTGCTTCCTCAATATCCCAGTAGAGCTTATCAGGCATGACTTTTCTAGCCCAATACTCTGCTCCGTCTCGTCTTCCCCAGCCCCAGCGTAGGAGCTCTTTGTCATACAGGCTCTTGATACCAGCTGTGAAAGTTCGTGAGTTCATTTTGAGAATGTTATACACATATTCCTGTGTAAAGTAGTTCTCCATCTGACCTCTTGAAATTTGACTATAATAAAGACCAAACAAGACAAGCTCTGCTTTGTTCTCAATTTGGTCTAGTGCATTTGCAGGTATTTTAATATACTCCATATTCTCTCCTTTCTCCTGCCGATAATTCTATTATACACCTTAGTTTTATAAAGTCAATACCTTTTTGCAAATTATTTGAATTTATTTTTGGATATAGCACTCTTGAGTACATGCTCATTTACCCACCAAGTTGATTTTATTGAACTGTATTTCTCTTGATAAGCCTTTGTGTCCCCATTAGTTTTCTTAAGCTCATCAAAGAAGCCAATCTTATAGGAAGAACCATCAATCTTAAGTATTATACCTAGTTTTCCTCTTGTATTATTATCTTCCCAGTCTCTTGTGACTAATACTGTTTGTCCTACTTTAAACATTTCACACCTTACAAAAATTTATTATTAGTATATGGAGCTCTTAACAATCTCTCAGGTATCCACCATGTACATGTATCTGGTGTCTTTAACCAGTGAGTATTTGAACGCAAAACGCTACCTTTAGAAAAAGCTACTAAATAACGATTACTAACACCTTTTTCTAATACAATCCCAATTTTACTTCCTGTATTATTGCCGTCATAATCCTCAGTACAGAAGACTTTTGTTCTCATTCTTATTGCCATTTCACACCTCATCTAAATTTATTACTAGTAAACTTAGCCTCTATGTATTCATTTCTAGCCACCCATGATGAATACCCACCATCTTCCCTACTCCAAATACTGTCTATACTTACATCAGAAGGAGTAGTCATAATCTTGACTCTGTATGGATATTCTGTACTAGAGTCACTATCATCAACTATAATAGTACCCCATGTGTACTCCTTAAACCCTAATTCAGTATGTGGCTTAAGTCTTATCCTATCACCTACCTTAAATCTTCTAGTCATAGCTTACTCCTATCTAAATTTATTCTTTGAGATAATAGTGATTGTTAAGTATTGATAAGGAACACTCCAAGTAGCCTTTAGTCCTCTATACAAGGCTTATACTCATGCAAGCTGTGATTTGTCCTTACCCCACCACAAAAGAAGCCTATAAGAGCTCTACCTTCCCAAGTAAACAGCACCTCACCTACTTTATCCTTAGTTGTATTGCCATCAAAATTACAAGTAACTCTTACTTGTTGACCTATTTTTAGTTTTTGTGTCATGCTAACTCCTATCTAAATCTATTATTTGTGAAGGTGTTAGCAAGCTCTAATCCTCTAGGGTCAGACCACCAAGTAGCTTTTAAGCCGGGGTGTTTATCTACAAATGTCTCCAACTCATAGTTTGTCATTACACCCTCACAGAAGAAGCCTACTACATGTCCTCTGTCCCTATTGGCTATTATAATACCTACCTTCCCTAAAGCTGTCTCATTAAAGTTATCCAGCACAACCACTCTGTCTCCAATTTTAAATCTTTTCATGTCATACCTCATCTAAATTTGCTTCTTGTATAAGGATTTAAAAATTCTAAGTGAGAAAACTCAACAAACCAGCACCCATAATCAGGAAAATCACTGTGTGACCAGCCAAGACCAGTTTCTTTAGGAAAACCAACTATAATATCTTCCCTACCATGAGAATATAAAATTGTCACAGTATTTCCTATCATTTCATGAATACTTGTGTTCAATATCCTCGCTTTTCTACCTACTAGTTCTTTCATCTTATACCTCACTTAAACTTATTGTGCGAAAATACTTGCACAGGCTCTAGGTATTCCTCCGATATGTACCATAAGTTATAACTTGTACCCATGTCCTCATCATACCAGCCAAAAGGACTATCCAAGGGGAAGCCAATTAAATCCCTATCGCAAAGTGCTCCTGAGTCTTTCTTTACTAGTACAGCTGTCTGACCTACCATATCATCTTTATAGTAATACTTGTTTATTCTTACGTATGTTTCACTCATTTAAACTTGCTCCTTGTGATTGTTGTTACATTCTCTAAATACCCCTGCCCAATCCACCAGCAACGGTACTCAGTACTATAAGCACTGTCATACCAGCCAATAGAACCTTCTAATGGAAATCCTAACAAGACAGACTCTTTGTCCCTCCTCAAGATAACAGCTTCAACACCTACAAATTCCCAGTCAGGGTAGCTATCTTTTATCCTTACTATCTGCTTACTCATTCTTTATACCAAAGTACAGATAATACCAGCTAAAGAATAACACATAGCTCTCTTTCTTTATACTGTATTATCTGTACTCTCCTTTCTTATTTTACTAAAGTACAATTAATACATACTAAAGAATATAACACAGGGGAGTATTCTTTATAGTGTATTATCTGTACTTTGCTATGCTGGTTTATATTCCATTCCCAGCTCGGTCACAAGTTGTTTCAGGCTATCTAGCACAGTGCCCTCTTTATATAGCATGTAGGACTTATTGCTCACAGCAAGCCATGACTTAAACCCTTTGCAATTTTCAATAATGTCCATTGCCTCGTCTGTGTCTCCGGAATAAACACACATAAGGTCTTCTTTTACAAACTCCCGATAGGTGTTATCGTCATAGTTTGCATAGTCTGAGCCTTCCCAAGTGCTCGCTGTGTTTCCATAATAAGACCACACAGGGGCTTTCTCTGTGTATTTCCAATCCGCTGTGTCCTGACCTTCTAGCCATGTGAGGAATGAGAGTAGACCCTCTGTGTTCTTTTTGTAGGCTTCCAAGTTAATAAACTCATTCCTTGTGTGCTCATTCTCATAAGCGGCTGACAAGTTCACAATAGGTTTGTCATACTCAGGACCTAGCACAGCGACATCTGTATATGAGCCCTCAGCTAATGTATAATATTTTTCTAGCTCTGTGAGAATTTCGGGGATTGAGTTTTCGTCATACTCATAAAATACCATTTCATTCCAGAAGCCCTCATGGACTCCACGGTCAATCTGAATGAGCATTGAGCTATCAGATAGGGCTTGCAAATCATCTTCTGTGACAATCTTATTAGAGCCTACACAGCCAATCTCTTCATCTGTAGTAAAGAGCACATGAGGACGTTTCCCAGCCTCAATCACATCAAGAATAGTTTTCACACCGCACCGGTCATCAGCCCCAAGACAAGCCAGCTTTGGATTAGCTTCTGGACTGAGTGTGATATATCGGTCAGAAATCATCAGGTCATCAACTTTTGGCGTTGCTTTTTGTCCCGTTTCCCATTGTTTTGTTGCGTAGTTATAAGAGCCAGCCCCTCTGTGCGTGTTTATGGTGTCTAAATGAGCCACTAGGCACGGTTGAATGTCTTCCGAGGGTGATACCCCTAGGATATAGTAATCGGTCGCTATGACGCTGTAAGAGCGTTCTGAGAGGTACTCAGGTAAGCTCTTGATTAAAGCGCCTTGTGTCATAGTCAATAATTTTTCAAAAGTGTTTGTGATTTTAGTCATTGTATTTCTCCTTTAGTTCTTTAATCCGTGCTTCAAATTTATCTGCCGTGTCATCATAATTAGTGATAATGGACATGTCAAGGTCATGGATTTCATCAGCCCATTTACTATAGCTGTCTTCTTCTAGTATTGAGGCTGTTCCTAGTGTCTTGTAATCGTTAGCTCCTGACATATTAGACCAATAATTTATATCCTCATTGTAAGCGTCCTCAAACTCTGAGCCAGACTCCAAGGTCTGACCTAAAATCTTCTTGAAATGTTTCAGCTTACGCTTGAAAACTGTTGCAAGCAATAGGCTTGTAAACTCATAGGCTGTATACCCAATTCTGTTTGTATGGCTTCTACCCTGTGAGTACATGCCAGCATGAGCAAGCTCACCATATTTTGCCTTAAAGTAAGCTCGTGCAAGCGGGTTAGCCTCTTCTGTGCCTAAATCATAGCGGTATAGTTTCAAGTATTTATAGTCCATAGCTTTTAACACAAGGGCTGTTCCATTCCCAGCACAGCTTCCTGACTGATTGCAAGAGTCCTGAAAAGCCCAATTATCTACATTATTAGGGATTGTAAAGTCTCCCATATCTAGCAGAATAACCTCATTAGGTCTTGATACATCAGCAACACAGCCTAGCCATTGTTTGAACTCATTGAAGGCTATCAGTTCTTCATTTGTTGCGGTAACTCCTGCTTTTTTAAGCTGTTTTGAGAGTTTAGGCGCTTGTGTTCCGTGCTCAACTACAATATTATCATTGCTATAATATTTTCTTAACACGTTCTGCATGTTAACCTCTAGGATTGTATTTCCATAGTTAGGGGCTTTTAGTACATTTGTGCGGTAGTAGTCACAGAGCATGCCTACATCTTCCCACTCTTCAAAGTGTTCAGGCTTTTTGTACCCCAGCTTGTGAGCAAATTTCAAGAGCTCTTCTGACATTCTCTTTGGTAACTTTCTGTCTAGCTCATGTCTGATACTAGTAATATTGTCATACTTACGATAAATTAGGGCTTCTTTCAGGTTTTCAGCCCGGTTTTTCATCTTGTCTTCTAGTTTTTGGAGCTCTTTCTTTAGCTCAATACGTTTAGAGATTTTATTTTCAAAGGATTTGTACCCAGACTTAATAAATACCCAATTTTCTGTGTCATTGTTTACATCAGTAAAATAGTGTCCGTTTCTATCATACTGATAGAGGAATAGAGCCCGATAGTCTAGCCCTTTGATGTTTCCAATGCCTGAGCCTAGTTCATTAAGTGGAAAATGCTCCATAAGCCAATACACAGCCTCTTTTGTGCCCTTTGTGAGCTCTTCTGTGTACTCATCAGCGAGCATTTTATCAATCCGTTCTTCTAGTGCCTGATAGGGTTCTCCCTTCTCAAAAGAAGCGTTAATAGCTTTCAGGAGCTCATCTTGTTTGTCTTCTGGTGTTTCATCTAGGAGTAACAAAAAAGCCTTCTTTACAAGAGGCTCATTTTCTAACATTTTTAAAATAGTATCTTTCATTATTTAAAATCCTTTCACATTTTAGCGTTTGTATAGTGATAGTGCGGTACAGCCTTTCACTCCATATTGTCCAATCTGCTTACCACAGGGTACAAACATTCGCCCTTGATAGCCCAATCGGTGGAGCTCTTTTGCGGTCACAAGGGAAACAATGATGTCTAGTTTTTCTAGTCTTCTGAGCTCGGATAGAGGGGTTTCTAGCCCATATCCAATAGTATTCACAGGTACACCGTGAATTTTTCCCAAATCCTTGTAATAGGTCTTAAGACGCAAAGGAGCAAACCTTCCGCTTACCCCGATACGTTTTGCGATTTTTCCGTCAGTGTGTAAGATAGTCACAGGGTGACCCGTTAAGTTTTCAAATCTCCCGTAGGTATTGTTTGTCATGCTCTTCTAGTTCCTCCGCTTCTTTTTCTGTGATTTTTGAGCTATAGCCTGCTGTTTCCCCAATAGATGTCGGTAATAGTACCAATCCTTTATTAGGTACACGATACAACTTTTCATCTTCTATGACTACCTCATAAAATTTTGGCTTGATTTCCTCTTCTCCTGAGATAGTATAGCCTTCTACTAGAAGGGTAGCTAGTGCCATGAATTTTGAGACTCCCAGAGCCTCTGAGATAGCGTTTAGCTCTCGGTCAATAGGTTTATCCTGACCCTTGCCAAACTCGCTGAAAAGCTCTGCTAAGCGCCCTCTGAAACGTCCCTGCTCTTTGACCTCTCCCAGCCATGCTGAAAGTTCTTTACTAATTGTTTGTACCATATTTTATACTCCTTTCATTATGGTATTATATAAAAGTATCATGATGATGAAAACTACTACAATATTTTGGGCTGTAATGATTGCCCTTAAGTCCTCATCAGTGCTAACAAAAAGCCTCCAAACTAGGAGACTTAGAAAGCTATACACTATATACACAGCGTATAGAAAAGGTGCTAGGAAGATTAGCAAGATAGCTATACAGCCCAGCACCATAGATAATAATGCGCCTATAATCTCACCCCCTTAGTATTCTACAATGTCAAAGTAATCTTCCAAGCAATCACGGTCGCAAAAATGGTCGCAACCATTTGCTTCGATATAGTTTCGGCTGAGGTGCACAGGAGAGCCACAGCGTGCGCAAGAGTCCAGCTGGCTGTCATCTTCATATACCCAGCTATCAATATTTTCAGCATAGACAGCGCTATCTCGTAAGATGTGTTCTTCATATTCATCAGAATAGACAACATCGTCTTCATCTAACCAGCCATCACTTTCAGTATAAATCAATCCTTCTTCCTCCAAATTGAGCTCATTTAGTTCTTTGAACTCTACAGCCCCAAAATCAAAGTCTGGGCTATAGTATTTGCGCACACGGTCGCAAGCAAAGTTAGACCAGAAGCCATCAGTGTTTACAAGGTTTCCTACCTCTTCTGTGGTGTATTCGATGGTTTCCCATTTAACCCCATAGTGCACAAGCAAGAGGGCTAGGGGTGCACTGTATTCTCCGTGGTTACTTACCCGATACCAATCGGAAACACAGAATCCTGTAGGCTGGCTAAAGTAGTAGAAACGGGCTGTGGGTTCATCATCAGCGCTATAGATGTAGCAATAACGAGACCCCTCATAAGTCGCTAGGGCTGTACTCGTAGCATGTCCGCACCCGTCAGTATTATTGCATGAGCCGTCAAAAGCCCATTCGTCTTGTTCCTCATAGTCGGGTAACTCAGCCGAAAATTTGACTTTAAACTCATAGTCATAGGGGTTACCTTCATAGTCATTGAGATAGTCAGCGTCTGTATATAGCCCGATAAGTTCGGTTACAGCTTCACCCCAAAACTTAATTTCAAGGTCTGATACCTCGATTTTTAGCTTCTTAAGTTGCTTGCTAAGTTTAGGCTTATTTTCGCCTAATTCGATTGAGTCTGTGTTAAAGTAGCGGTTCAAAAGTTCGTTAATGCTGAAAGTTTTCATGTTATTTTACCTCTTTAAAGTGAATTATTGAGAGAATACCTCTCATTGATTTTAAATTATTGAAATGTTATTGCGGTATCATTTGCCCCTTCTGTGAGGCTGTATAGGTTTTGTAGTCTGTAGGTACATTGAGAAGCTCTCCGTTGTCCCCTACGACTTGCAAGAAATAAGTGCCTTGTTGGCTAAACTTAGCCGTTATCTGCCCTGTGCGAGGCTGAGACTGAGAGTATCCCCAGAGACACAGGAGAAGGGCTATAGTAAGCCCTGAGAGTAGTTTTGTCATAGTGCATAACTCCTTTTTAAATTATAGTGCCCTTGTGTTTGGACTATGACTTAGGAAGCTTTTACACCTCCTGAGCCTTAGTTTGCGGTTGCATATTTATTATTTAATATAGTGTCTGCGTACTCGTTTTGACTGTTAGTCTTTAACCCTACAGACACAAGGTGTTTTATTGATATATAATATTATTTCGTTCGTGAGCTAGTGCAAGCAATCCCAATTATTTGAACGTCGAAGCAATGGGCTTGATGTCTGTAAGTAGTGACTGTCCTATTGTTTGATAGTGATAGCACAGAAGGCTATATATTCAAACTAACAGTATATCTTGCATAGTCAGAGGCTCATTGCTTTATATGTTGGGCTTTGCTATAGTGCACTAGCTATTTATTAGTTGTTGAGTGGCTTGCCTTTCACCTAGTAGCCTTTAGCACTGGCTAAGCGGTCATGGGATAAGCTATCTTACCCTATCGCCTAGTTACCTCTATCAGTACCGACTAAGTTACTCCAGCAAGTCTTTGCAAGTCTTTCAGTAGGGCGCTTGTTCTCCCTTGTCTTATTGTACTTTTCAAAGAGCTAGATAGTCGAGGATAGCCTCGGTATGTTATGACCTATGTCATATTTCCTTATCTTTATGATACTAGTATAACATCTTCTAACCTCTTTGTCAACAACTTTTTATATTTTTTAGCTATAGGAAATAACTATAAGGGTATATAGGCTACGCCTATAAGTGTATGGCAAGTGAGAGGGTGAAAAGTGAATGACTGAAAGCCGACTGACCGGTCGGTATCGTACAAGGTGTTCGATTTCTTACTCCCTGTCTGTTTCCGTACACCCTGTTCGATAACTCCTTCCCACCTAACATTTTTCCATGTCGCCTCCTATAAATTACTACTATAGCACCTTGCCCTTTACTTTTTAGTAAAAAGAAGTGGTATATTTTTCCTTGGTTAAAAAGGTATAAAGAAAAGGTCGATTAAAAAATGGAGGGTATGGGTGTGGGGTCGGATTTGCTTATTCGTCATTCAAAAATTTTTAATAGTAAAATATTATAGCTAATTAAAAAATGAACCCATATCTCACTATCTCAAATTCCCCCATTCACCACTCATACTAATTCGATATAATTCGTATAATATGATTTAATTCGTATTTCTATGCCCCATGCCCTGAGCCATAAGGATTTATATAATTTGAATTAAATCGTATTTTATAATTCCTGTGTATTCTACTGTATGAATGGATATACGAGCTATGCGAGTATATTCATGAATACTAGTAGAATATTATTCTCTGCGAGTGATAACGAGCTGAGAGAATAATCCTATCCCTTGTACCGAAGGTACTATCTCTGTACTCATATCTCTGTATGGTACTATTCTAACCACTATTCTATTGAGCTAATATAAGCCTCTCTATAGCTCTATTCTATCTCCCTAGTACAATACCACTCTGAGCTACCTAAAATCGAATATAGGGCTTTATATGAGCTCTGAGAAGCCACTACTCTATTACTCTAATAAGACACAGAAGACTCTCTAGTATTATAAAAGGCTCTCTTATGTCCTAATACTGACACAGGAGGTATTATATTATACAAGAATGACCTTTCTCTATCACTATGCATATTGCCCTTTCCCTTGTGGCTCTAGGCTTTATGTACTCTGTGTGTATTATATTATTCATTATTCTGAGTATATATTTATCTTCATGCATATTGCCTATGCTGGTACTTTCCTAAGGACCTACACAGAAGACACAGGGCTGTATATTACTTAGTGAAATAATACTACGAGCTCTGCGAGGAGTATTATGAGCTTAGTAATATAACAAAGACAACGAGCCCTGCGAGGAAGTCTGCGTTAGTCTTCCAAAGATAACCTTCCACGGAGTCGCTAGACGAAGTTGAAGGGTTATCCTGTGCCCTTATTATGGTACTAAAATAGCCTCTAAAATTTCAAAATGAATATAGTATAATTTATTTATAGATATTTTAGTATAATATTAAATTTGTGCATTTTCTATGATTACCCTGTGGATAACTCTTATAAAGCCCGTCACTAAGCCATTTCACAATTTCACAATGTTACCAAAAAGTCACATAACTCAATTTTGTAATTTATTTGTAACAAAAACTGTGGATAACTAGCCCTTTCTGTGGATAACTTGAAGGATATTATAGCATAATAAATTAGTTAAGAAAAGTTATGTAACATTTTTAAGAAAAACTGATACTATTCTACTGTCATCTACATATACTTTATACCTAGTTACATAGATTTATTACTCATTTATACATCTAACTATAATATTTGCCTCTTTATCCTACTAAATTTACTAGTTTTATGCAAAATTATGGATATTTCGTGCATATTTAGGGGGTAAAATGCATAAAATAAAAAGTGTAGTGTCTGAGTTGACAAAATGCCCAAAAATCGTTATACTTGCAGTATGTGCGCGGCGGGGTTGTATGATGTGGTATGTATATAAATTATACTAATGAATATGATACTAATAATATGCATAATTAATATTCATTTATATAATATATAATTCTTAGTGAATAAACATAGCCCCGCTATGTTTATGAGCTTAGAATTATATTATCTACCCTGAGTGTAACGAAGGAGTAGATAATAGGTGATAGAGTATTGAATAATAAAATAGGACCTGTGATAGGTCCTTTTATACATATTCAATTTTAAGGTATCTCACTGTGTCATCAAAGTCCTCAATGAACTCCTTAGATATTCTTTCCTTGGTAGCTATGTCTCTAAAGTTATCCCTAAAAGCTTCCATATTCCTAGAGCCTAGTACCTCAGCATGGGTCACACCGTAGTATTCCACAAGCCAGTTAGATAATTCATCTATCTCCTCTGTGCTACGTTTCCACCACCAGAACCACTGTGTATGAGAGAGTCCGAAGTGAGCCTGTGCCTTCTTAATGTTACCGAATAGCCTTTTCACAGCCTTTGAGGCGTCAGCCCTTAGCATAGGGTTGTAAATAAACTCACCATATTCACTGTGAAGCTCAAAGTATTCCTTCAAGTAGTTCTCATAGCCCTTGAACCATTCAGTAGGTCCTGAAATATTATACTTCTTATACCACAGATACAATAGTCCTCCCTTAATGAATGTCTTGCCTGTCTGATACATATACACAGAGGCCATGTCCATTTCCCAGAAGGGTACATCAGGGAAGAATTTCTGAATATTTATATGGTCTCCATCAAGATACACCTCAGAACGCACATATTCGGCCATTCTGCTGTAGTAAACAGATAGTGTGGTACTTTCCCCTAGGACTTCAAATAACGCTGCTGTGGACTTGCTAGATACCTTTAACGAGCCTGTGCCTGCCATGATGTATTTATGTACGTTGGCTGTGCTTCCAAATGTCCTAGCCAGCTTCTTGTTCAATCCCTTTAGCATTTCTCTCAGGGACTCATTCAGGTTCTCTATGTAGGTCACAGTGATTTCCTTACCAAGGCGCTTTGTGTAGTAATCTTGGAACTGCTGACGTCCTGAGTCTATAAGCTCCTCTAAGTCAAACCTTCCTGTGTCATATATGTTAAATAAGAACTCAGCCGTCACAGGGGAGACTAGCCTATTCTTTCTTGAAACTTCTTGTGATTTAATACCTGAGAAAATATACTTCATTTTCCTTACCTCCATGTAATTATTGTAGCATATTTGGTTAGAAGTTTCAATAGAGAAACGGTTGAAAAAGTAAAGTACAGATAATACAAGGTAAAGAAAGGCACAGAGTATTTATTCTTTATAGTGTAATATCTGTACTTTGGTAAAATATCCATAGTAAAGTACAGTTAATACAGTATAAAGAATAACACAGAGCTATATTTCTTTAATATGCATTATCTGTACTTTGCTTGCAAAGTTCAGATAATAGCATATCAGAAAATCAGTAACACAGGGAAGGAAAGTCTCCTGTGTCAATAAGCTAAGTCCTTAGAGCTAAAGAGCTCAGGAGTAAAGTACAGATAATACAGTATAAAGAAGAGCTCTAAGAGCTATGTGTATTTCTTTAACTTGTATTATCTGTACTTTGCTAAAAACAGAGATTTTTACTTGCACTCCCCTGTGACTTATGGTATTATAGATACATAGCTCAGGAGGAAGTATGTTACTCAGTTTAGACATTTCAACACGTTCAACAGGATACGCCATTCTTGACCACAACGGAAAAGTGGTTACTCATAATGTTATCTCCCCTCGCAACGATAGTTACCTAGAACGTGCACAAGAAATGGCTGAGCAAGTAAGGCTTCTTCTGCATAGCTACCCAATAAAACGGGTAATTATAGAAGAGCTCAAAGTTCTCAAAAATCAAAAGACCCTTGTGTGTCTCGCTATAACGCAGGGAGTGATTATTAGAGAACTTAATGATTTAGCTATCAACTTTGTTGGTCCTTCGGTCTGGCGCAAGTTATTTAAGTTATCTGGTCTCAAGCGAGCCGAGGCTAAGAAACATGCGATAGGCTTGTGCAGACGGAAGGGGCATGATGCAATCTGTGATGACGACGCAGAAGCGATACTGATTGGAGAATATTTTTATGAAAGTACAAGTAGTGACATCTACGAAAACTTACGAAGTACCAGAAGGGCTACTACCAAAAGTAGAGCAAAATAATTCTGAGAAAGTGCTTCGTGTGAATTTATCTGACACAGAAGAGCTTGTGTGTTACAGCTTGCAGATGTATGAGCTAAAAGATGGAGTCCTCAGTTACTACTGTGTTCCATCAAACATTATTTATGAAGAAGGGAAACCTTTGGAGTATAAAATACAATCGTTATTAGGCATGGGGTAGGAAGACTTTTGCTATAAACCTTTTCATATTACCTTTCTATAACCTTTCTATTACTACCAGACCTACCCCAGCTGGTTTTGTGCATGTGGTGAAGTTGGCTTAACACAGAGCTCTGCAAAAGCTCCATTCGCAGGTTCAAATCCTGTCATGCACTTTGCCCTTTGTGGCAATGTATTTCATATATCTCCTGTATCGTTAGCCTGTGTGATTGTAAAAGGTCACATGGGCATAGGAGCAAATCACCTAATTACCAAACACACAGTGTTATACTATACATACGTTGCTCCGAAGAGTCCCATAGTGCTATCACTGTGGGATTTGTTTTAGAAGAAAGAGGTTATTATGGCTAAGAAATCAGAGAAAAGATTATACTCAGATGAAATGCGAGAGCTGAGCTTTGCCTCCTTTGAGGATTTAAAGGCTTATGCTATCCGCTGGGGTCTTGAGGAATATGATGAGGACATTGTGAAGGCTTTCGGGCTTAAACGCTTTGTAGAAATTCCTCCGGCTACGCCAATGCGGATTAACGCTTTGAAGCAGATTTTTGAAAGTATTGAAAATGGCACAGCACGGATTGAGTGGGCTAATCGTATCGAAGGTAAACCTACACAAACCACTGTGAACCTGAACCGGGAAACTGAGAGTATTGAGGAGCTTGAGCGCTACACCAGTGCTCGTCTTGATAAATTATTTGAGGACTTGTAATGGCAAATTCACAGGACAAGATATTCATCAGGAACTATGATGATTTTAAAGCAAGGCTTAGCGAATATGTTAATCGTGTGATTAATGAAGTTCCTAGTGACAACTTTGAAGAGGCTTTAATAGGCTATCTTGTGGACCTTTACACTGACTCGTTTTATGAGGAGCTTGAATATATCCTTAATGAACTTGGACTAGAGCTTGATGAGGTTGAGTACCGTAATGCACAGAATAGTATCAATCAATCAGGCTTTGCCAGAAGCAATTACACACGTCTAAAAGAGATTTTTGCCAGTAGGAAAGCTGATATTCTAAGTATTAGAGACGAAGTGGTTGCTGAAAAGGGTGTGCTAGACCAAGAAGAGATTGATAGAAGGATAGTACCAATTATTGAGCTCATCTCTGTGTCAGAGGTTCATATGGCTATTGAGAAAGCCTCAGTAGAGACTGCCAAGGTACTTCACCATATCACAGGAGAGGTAATCTACAAGCGGTGGAACTCTGTGAATGATGAGCGGACTTGTCCTATATGTAGGCTTCTTGATGGGACTAGAGTTCCTGTGGGAATTTCCTTCATTGAGGGACTTGACCCGGAAGATGACGCCTATGATGTTGCTGTGAATTACTTAAGTTATACAGGAGGAGACTTTAGCTATGCCCACCCAAGATGTAGATGTTGGCTCACCTATGAAAAAGAGGAAGTTACTCTCTAATAGGGAAAAGCTAAGCATACTGCTGGACACTGTGACTCCTAAGGAGAAGCTAAAGAAAGCAGTAAAAGGGTATATACCAAAACACTTTAAGAGAAATAGTATCAGAGAGACTAAGGGCTTTGAGAAAGAGCTTGAGTATTATAAACTAGGCTTCCGTACAGCCCTATCACGGTTCAATATCGAGCTTTGGTGGTCACAGGCTGTGCAATTCGGAGCTTTCCTGAGTGGGGACTATAAAACAGGCTACTGTGTGGCTACTCCTCGGTATGGGAAGTCCTTCCTGTGTGGAATTATGAGTAATAATTTTGCATTTTCAGGACAGAACTGCTATGCTGTAGGGTCAACCAATGAGTATTCAGGAATTATTATCCAACACGCCAGAGAAATCTTAGTAAATGCTCACCCCTCTGTGAAAGAAATGCTGAGTATGGACGAAAATGACGTATCAGCTGTTGATAGACGGCTAAAACGTGGTCTGAGCTCATTCTCTAGTGAAGGATTTAGCTTCCGTAACGGAGGAAAGCTAGAAGGGCTATCTGCTGGTAGTAACTTTACAGACCCCTCTAAAATCCATGTAATCGGACGTGGAGGGAATATGTTTGGAGACGAAGCCAGCGATATTTCACCTCTTGCTCTAGGGCACATGGCACGTCGGGAGTTTGAAAGTGACACAGGTGAGAAGCTCATCATGTATCTAATCTCAAACCCACGGTCACTGAACAGCTTCTTTGACTTTATGACCAAGGAAGAGCTGGCAGATGATGAATTTGTTATGTGGCTAGACGTTGTGACAGCCATGGAAGAGGGCTCAATTAACTACACAAAAGACCAGCTCATGAAGTCAGGTTTCACAATCACAGAGGACTCCATTCGAGAAAACCTCCTGTGTGAGTTCCCTGTGGAACGGTCTAACTTCTTTGACGCTCAGCCTGATATTCTTGAAGAGTTTAATTCCCTTAATCCTGACCTTGAGTGGTTTCTTGGAGTGGATAGTGCCTACAAGGGTGCTGACAGTATCCAAGTTACCTTGTCTTGTATAGACAAAGAGGGTCACATAACCGCTGTGGATACCACGGATATTAAACCTAAGGAATGGATTGACGGTATCACAGCTAGAGACGTTGTGAATAAGATTATTACAATAGCCAATCAGTTTAAGGTAAGGGCTATAGCTATTGACTCAGGAGGTGGAGCTCACATTGTTCAGCCTCTTAAGATGGCTAGGCTCTCAGGTAAGCTAAAGGCTTATGTATATGATATAGACTTCGGTGGTAAGGTCACAGAGGCTAAGAAGATAGCTCATGACCCTAGTGCCGAGTATGCCTTTAACAAGCGTGTGGAAATGCACCTTATGTTACGAGGAATGATGGAGGCACAGCGTGTGTCCTTCATGACAAAAGTCTGGGACGGAATTGCTCGGCAGATGTCTTTTGTGGCAGAAATTCAGCGACCAGAAGACAGGCTTGTGAAACTTAGACCTAAATCTGAGATTAAGAAGTTAATTCACCAGTCACCAGACGAACTTGATAGTGTTCTATTGGCTATACACGCCATAGAGCTATTCTATTTGGAGGACCATTGATGGGAAGAAAGAGAAAGAAGAAAGTACAGAAGCCACAGCAAGAACAGCTGAGTAGACGTACACCAGAGGAGCTTGAAGGCGTAGAAGCCATGGACAAGTTCTTTAATTCCGCTGTAGAAGACCGATTGCTATATACTTCTAGTGGCTATCGTGAGATGCCTATTGGTAAGGACCTTGATACCATTGAAAAGCTTGCTCTGAGCCTTCCTGATGTAGATTATATCCTTGACAGCATTGTGTACTATATGTTCACTAACCGACTGACTACGAAGGACGAAGAGAAGGATAAACTCCTTAACAAATTCTTACAGGAAACCAACTTTAACGGTCAGCGTAATATTGATGTCCTGCAAGGTGTGGCTAAGGGATACCGAAAATATGGTTATTATGGGCTCTATAACTCAGGGAATGGTCTTGTAGGAGTTCACCCTAAAGACATTCTGGCTATCAATATCCCATATCCTGAGCACCCTGTGTTACGCCAGACGTTGGGCTATGTGATTAAGCGTACAGACGACGCTCATGCTATTGTAGACCATATCACAGGATACAGTAAGGGTTATTCAAACCTTGACATCGAAGCCTACATGGATTTGTTACAAAACCCAGAAAAGTACAAGGACGATTTGCTCCTAGTTACTGAGGATAACTTCTCCTGTGTCAAGTTGGATACTTCCAAGGTATTCGGTATTAGTCCACTACTTAAGGACCGCAAGCGTGTGCAACTGCTCTTGAACATTCTTGATAGAATGAACTATGATATTGCTCGAAATGGTATCGGTACGATTGCCCTTCAAGCAAAGGATAGTATCATTGATAGCATTGAAGAGGGTGAAGCAGAAGGATTTGTTCCTAGTGCTGGTCAGCTTCTTGATATGGGACGTACCGCTAAGAAGGAACGTGCTGACAAGATTGCTAAAGACATGGAAGATATTTCACAGAAGCTCTCAGAGACAGAATATAATGACGCTATTGTGTACTCTAGTAAGTTTGAGAACCTTCTCCAGCTGACACGGGATACCAAGGCTGTGGACTTCCTAGATTATCTGTCATTGTATGCCTCATCTATCGTGGCTCAAATGTTTGGAGTGCCTGCCCGGCTGTTTGACTTAGGGAAGACAGTATCAAATATTGGTACACACAGTATCATTGACAACTCAATGAAGAATAATATTATTCCTATGCGGACACACTTCATTGGTCAGTGCTCACGGCTTCTTGAAAATGCAGTAGGGCTCAATCACCATGAGCAAGACATTACATTTGCAAGTTATGAGTTCTCTAAGGACTACAACTATAGCAATGACATGACAATTCTTGAAGTTTATGATAGACTTAAGGAAATCAACCCAGAGAAGGCGGAAGCTTATCTGGATAAAAATCTAATTATTTAAGGAGATACATGTAATGCCTAGAAAGAAAGTTACTGTTGAAGATTTGAACGAAGCTTTTGTGGAAGCTGTTCATGATGATACTCCAATGGCTGTGGCTACTAACTCAGGTAAAGTAGTGAGTGGAGACACACGGAGAGTTGGAGAGGCACGTAAGGTAGACTATGAGCTTGAGTTCTGGTTGCCTGTGCCTGAGGATTTTGACCCAGCAGGTTCTGACTTAGAGCTTGTAATGGGAGGCACAGCTTATGTGCAACGAGTTGAAGCCAAACAGCGCTTTATCTCAGCTCGTATTGGACGACGTGTACGTAATTATGCCTCACGTGTGGCTATTGCCTTTACCAATTTTAAGGAAGATGGCTCTACAGAAGTTTACACAGCGGAAGATTTCTTCAAGCTGTATGAAATTTTTGATGATAATGTCATTGAAGCCTGTGAAAATATTATTGTAGAGGTGCTGGGAGTTTCTACAAACCTCATTCAGTACATCACAGATGAGTCAATGATGGAAAACGTCCTGAAAATTATGCAGAACAACCCCAGCTTTTTTCAGACAAATTAGTTACCTGATTAACTATGGCTGGGCACTGACCTGTGGTATTATTCAAGAGAGAGAGGAGTGGAGAGGGCTTGCATATGATGATGTAATCCCTGTGCCACTCGATGAGATAGATGAGCAGGTTCTTGTCTTGACCAAGGAATACAATATTCCATACCTTACTCTTATGGACGATACAACTTACACAGATATTGGTGTATTATATGCTAAGGTTGCCAACTCTAAGGCTTTTGAGGCTTATAGCCAATACATAAGCTTAGATGAGAAGGGAAGGGCAGACCATGTGAAAGATTATGGAGAGCCTAAGCCTTATGAATATGAGGTAATCACTGCTGAAATGCAGGAACGGTATGCGGAACAGCAACAAAATGAGTTGCAAAAGATGTATAAGAGACAAAGGAGTATTTGATGTCTTCAATTATTACAGATGTGTTAGGATTTATTGAGGAAAAACGAGGAGCTATTAAGCCTGAGTATGTCCGTAATGGTAAACCTGTGTACACACTACGAAACTATGCTGATATGACTGACCTTGACGCAGATGTGTTGCTTAACGGAGGTCAATTTAACTTAGCGGAGAAAGTACCTACATTTGGACGTGGAGGAAACTTGCTTCGTACACCACGCACCTCCTACGCTGTGAACGTAGAGATTGCATTTGATAACCGTGTGAAAATTGAGAAACACGCAGACGCTAAAGGTAAGGAGAGTGATGTTTATGTCTTTGTTGTTGACCAACGAGCTCTTATGGACCAATCTTCTGGACATATCTACGCTAACTTCGTTGTTGGTTATATTATAGGTCCAGACGCTAAGGGCAAACCAGAAGTTAAGGGTACTAAGCACATCAAGGAAGATGAGTTTGTGAATGACTATGACCAGACATTTGACCCATCTTCCATGGAAGAAGTTATGGAGCTTATCAACAAGTACCGCTTACAACATGGTACAGCCAAAGTTATTGAAGAATTGAAATTCAATAAATAGTTAAAATAAAAGTGCAGTGTGCGGTTTGACTTACTGTGCTTTTTTTGATATAACTAGGTAGACAATTATTAAGGAGGACAGACATGGTACGCAAGTATAAAACTACTACTGTTAAGCCAGCTGCACCAAAACTAACTCCCTCAAAGGAAAATAAAATCAAAGTCGCAATTATGAACCTAAAACTTACGGTTGGTTCACAAGAAATGACTTTCAAATCGCCTTTGGCTGAGCAAATTTTGGCAAAGGTTAAACACATTATTGTGGGACGTGAACAGGTTCAGTATTTTGATAAAGCTGATAACAAGTTCAAGTCATTTACTTATTGCTGTGGTGACAAGTATGAAGTTTCCTTCACTACAGAAGAGCGCACTCTTCAAACAACTGAAGTAGACTGCTACAAGTTCCCAATTACTTACGAAGGAGATAAGTAATGAATGAGACAATCGAAGTAGGAATGTCCTATGACGAGTATTTGGCTCAAATTCGTGCTGAACAGTTCGGCTGGGAAGTAGAAGAGATTACATCAATCTCTGATAGCGACCTGACTAAGCCTGCTGTAGAACCAGAAGCCCTTGTGGAAGAGGTTCATTATGAAGCACCAGCTGTGGAGGAAACTCCTGTGGTTGAAGAGCCTGCTCCAGTAGAGACACTTCCTGAGGAAGAAGAGGAGTTAGATGAAGTTTAGAGTTTCACGATTTTTGAAGCGTGACTTGGTAGTTCGTGTGAATTTCACAAAGGACGGCTACATTCAAAGTAACCGTAAATTGTTTGAGTTCTACCCATCTGGTAAAGCAGATGATGAAGGCTGGTATGAAACTACTGATGAGATTTTAGTAGATAGCCTAAGAGGACTTACTGAGCAGTTACCTTACACGCCAGAGGCAGAAGCAGGTCTTAAAAAAGATGGGGTTTCTTATGAATACGCCTACTGTGCAAGCTGTGGGGGTCACAAAGTTCGTAAACTTGAATACCATCTATTTGAGGTGACTGAATAATGCCAGTTTATTCTAAGATAGCCAAGAAAATCCAGAATGAGATAGACACCTACCTCATGAACAAGGATTTGCTTGATGGCTATATTAACTTGAGTAAGACTGATAAGCACAAAGAGTCATTTTCTGTGAATAAGAACTATGACGGTGAGGACGGATACATGACCCTCTTATCTGAGGGCTCTGTTCTTTACCCTGACGGTTCTATTCGTCTTTATCTTGCTAAGGGAACACTACAGAAGTGGTATGACAGCATTGATGAAGAGTACGAAGGTTATGTAACGGTTGGACATGTAGATACTAATAGCTTCCCTGTGCGACAAGGCTACTTCCGTAAGGAAGACTTAAGGATTATCACAGACGACAAAGGACGCTCAGATTTACTTGTAAAACCTCATGTGAACACAGAGCTTAGCCAGATTAAGGACCTTATCATTCAAGATGAGCCCTTTGCTATTTCCTCTGAGTTTAGCTGGACTTTTAAGGACATTAAGCCTGAGGAAGTCGCTGAGTACACGAAACTAACCAAGTATAATGCACAGTTTACTGACGAACCTGTGCCTATCACTGATAATATATACATTACAGGATTTTCATTCGTAGGAAATCCCGGAAATGCAAAGAGCGGAGGCTATGAGCCCTCTGTGTATTTGAAACAAGAGAAGGAGCTAGAGTTGGATAAAGAAAACACTTTAGATAAAATCCTTGCTTACTTCAATGGAACATCTCAGGAAGAAACTCCTGTGCCAGAAAAGGTAGAGGAAGTTGTAGAAGAACCTAAAGCTGAGGAAGTTAAAGAAGAAGTTGAAGCTAAGGAAGCTGAGCAAGAAGATAAAGTTGCTGAGCAAGAAGTAGAAGTGAAGGAAGAGTCTTTTGATAAGCAAACAGCTGAATTGCTGGAAAACGCTACTAAAGAAATTCTCTCACTTAAGGCTGAGGTTGAAAGCCTTAAAGCTGAGAAAGAAGCACTTGAGCAAGAGAAAGCTGAGTCACAGAACGCTATTAAAGAGCGTATGGAAACACTTTCAGCATTGCTATCACGAGCTTCTGTTGAAGCCCCTGTGATTAAAGAGCAGGAAGAGAAATTAGAGCAGTCTACAGGTCTGCGTAAACGTTTTGGAGGAAAATAACTAATGGAAAAGGTTACAAATTTTGACATTGTTTTGAAAGAAGCGATTGACTACCTTTATGATAATTCTAAAGTAGCCCTTGCTAACCTTGAGACAATGGCACGTGACGCAGGCGCTAACTTTAAACCACAACCAGCGTTCCACAAAGATGGAGAAATCCCATTCGGTATCTCTCGTGACTGGTCTAAAGCTCAGCCAAGCCTTCGTGAAGTAGGTATGGAAGATGAGCTGGTATCAGACTTGCTTAAACGCTTTGAGCAAGCTAACCTTGGTACTTTGCGTCGTGCTAAAAATGGCGATTGGATTATGGAGTCCCTGACATGGGGTACAGAAGCTCCAGACTTCTCTGGTGATACTGGTGATAGCTGTTGCTTCACTGAGAAGTTCACTATGAAAGCAACTGGTGACGCTACACCTGTTCGTTACCTGTGTTTCAAGGACTGTGAAAACCGTCTTGACCGTATGATGAAGGACAAAGTACACTTCAAGCAAGGTGATTTGATTAACAAGTTCCAGAAACTTGGAATGAGCTATGCAGAAGCAGAAGCTTTCATGGCTTGGTACACATTTGCGTTTATCGTACAACGCCATATCGTACAAGGATTGCTCTCTTACAAGGGTAATGGCTTACGTCCATTCCACGGTGTAGCTGAAATGATGACCCATCCGGGTATCACTCCTATTGACGCTGCCGGTTCTGTAATTGGTGCTTTCCGTCAAGTAGCTTGCTACCTTGATGTACTCCAATCACAAAATTCTAACTACAAGATTTATGTTCACCCATTGACTTTGCGTGGAATTAAATCAGAAATCAAACCGGGCAAGGACGCTCAACTGCCAGAAGGCTGGGCTATCAATGGCGACACTGTGACATTCCGTGGTATCAAGTTTGGTACTTCTTATCACATGCCTTATGACAATGAAGTCAGCATGACTGGTGAAGCTTATGTCCTTGACTTGAACCGTGTGGAAGCCTTGACACAGCACGATTTGTTCGTACCTCAAGACTCTATCCGCACTGTGACATCAGAAGATGATACTCAAGCAGGCTGTGAAGTAATCTGTGACAAGTATGAAAACTTTGGTTTGGTATATACCAATTCACCAGTATCTCACTTGTTGATTGCTAACATTCCACTTGACCAACAATGCCCTGCCGTTGTATTTGAACGTATCCAAGGTCTTCTTACAGGTCTTAATCCGTTCCCAATGGCTACTATCAAGGCTGAGGCTTAATTAAAGGAGGTTGGCAATGGCTGAAAGTAAAGAGCTTCAAATTGAGCTTGTAAAGGTCACTGAGGAGCTAAAGAAACATTGCCAATGCTTCGACTGCAATGATGGTGCAGACATTCAGGAATATGTGGGTAAGTTCCTTCGGGTTCTTGCCCAAATGTTCTGTTGGGTTGATAAAACCTGTGCAACCATACTAAAGACAGCTCGTGAGGAAATCATTGAGCTTGGGAACTATGAAATCTGTGAATGTAAGGCTATATATGAATTTAAGCCTTATTATTTTAAAGGTTTTGACCCAAGCACAATAAAGCTGTTTTTACACAAGAGACAAGGGCTTTCTCGTGAAGTAATTGAGCTTGACAGAACTAAGTGGAGTTGGGATAGTATTGATGAGACTATTCTCATTGATATGACCGAACAAATCAACCCTTGTTGTCAATGTGATACCTCATGCCAATGTGAGACTACCTACAAGCTTGTAGCACGGTATGAGGCTGGTTACACAGCTGAAACATTACCTCTGTGTGTTTATGAGGCTATGTGTCACTTCTTACAAGTATTCATTGCTTATCAGAACAACTGTGGAAGCTTGGACGATTGTTCTAAGATGGACCGGTTGGCTGTAGGCTCTGTGCTTAAGAGTAAATCCGTGGACTACCTGATTAGGACATGGGACGTTGACACAGCAAGTCTTGAGTATATTTACACTAAGTTAATCAACCGTTGGGCACTACAAAGTTTGAGCATGCTGTCCCTGTGTCAGTATGAGAACACAAGCGTATTTATTGCAGTAGGAAAGGCAAGAAAGCATGAAAGTAAGGTATCTAGGGGAGTACACAAGAGAGGCTAGAAGTTATGGCTGTTCTCGTTGTGGAACTTCTACTACTCATTCATCTAATGAGGTCTATAAAACAGAATACCGTATGTACTATGAAGGACGATTGTTCGTCTTTAGAAAGGGAGAAGCTCAAGAAGTGGCTGATGATATTCAAGGACGCTATCTGCTTAACCTGAAACATAGAGACAAGGACGGAGCTGTTAAGCCTTCCTTTGAGGAGGTAAATGATGGGGCTTCCCAAGAATAATAAAGAAGTAATAGTAATTAAGCAAGGAGGCAAGGTATCACGGTATGATGAAAACAGCCGTAAGATAGATACCTGTGTGTTTGAAGAGGTTGAACATCTTAAGTGTGTAGATTACATGCCAGTAGGTCGGTTTGAAGATGTAGAAACAACTCACAAACTAGAAACTTCCTCCACACTAGCCACTTTCTATTTTTCACTTCACAACCAGCTACACACCTGTGACTTTGACATAAAACATGGCTATTATGTTATCCAGCGTGTGAGTGTTCGGTGTAATTATAATAACTGCCCTGAGGACGCTGGTGTTGTCTTCTGGAAGGTTGTTGGTATCAAGACTTATGAGGTACTACCCGGTTGCTGGGACGTTAAATTGACGGTACAGCGACTAGCAGGACGTGAGCATGAGCAACTACTCTTTGAGTGCAAGCCTTATGTGAAACAAATGCAAGGGATTATTGCCGTAAACCATGACTGACATTTCTAAAATCACAGGTGATGAGCTCCTGAGGGAGTTTGCAGAAGTTGTGTATAATGTTGCTCTTGAGTCTAGGGCAGAGGTATCCAGAGCCACTGGAGCTCTTAGAGAGAGTACCCAGATAAAGCGCACACGAAACGGCTTCTCTGTGTCAGTAAGTGCTGATACGCTAAGAGAGAAGTCGAAGCAAGATAGGTTCTATGCGGCTACATATATGTTAAAGGGATACCCTAAATCAGGGCTACCTCCCTTCAACTATATTGAAAATGCCACAAAGATTATGGGAGGACAGCTCCTTCCACTCTCTGTGTCAAGTATGTCAGCTAGACAGCCTAGTGGGCGTAGAGGCTCAGGTATTGGTACAAGCACCGATATAGGTAAAGAAGTGCTAGAAGAATGGATTAGTGCAAACAAAGGTAAGTCAAGGATTATAAGGAGTCTTAGAAGGTGATTAGTAGTATTTATATCAATATAAAGAAATGGTTACAGCTCTATGGCTACGAGGTCCTAGACTACTTTATCCAAGTGGATAATAAGAAAGAAACCGACCCAAGGAAACGTTACAGAGAATTTGATGAGCAATTCAATGTTCATGTAGGGACTTCTGAACACTATGAGAATAATCAAGGCTGGGATACTCCCTTCTTGGCGATAGACATTGTGCCAGACCCCCTAAACAAAGGCTGTTTTAAACGGTATATAGTTAACTTCTCTGTGTATTACTCTTCTGTGACACCTACTACAGGTAGACGTTGTATAGAGAATACACCAGAGGGCAAGCTAGAGTATCGTGACGGTGTGTATCAGGCTATATGCGAAATGATATATCATCAAGTTAAGACAACAAGAGGCTTGAAAATGAAGACCTTCGCTGATGATGTAGCTTCTAAAGACGATTGGTACTTGCCAATAAAAGTAACCCCTGTGAAATTTGGGGACTTAACAGACTTTAGCAGTGAATTGACAGATGAGGTTGGAATGTTCAGCTTCCCAATAACTTTATCAATTTTTGAATGTTAGGAGAATATAATGGCAAATCGTTTGTCTTCCGCTGATGTAGAGCGTTTCTACATGACACGAAATGAACTGGCTTCTCAAGGTAACTCCCGTTTGGAGCTTGAAGCAATGTCACTTGTTCGTGAATATTTGGCTAACTACCAAGATGAAACACCTAGCACTCCTGTAGCACCTAGCGGTCCTGTGATTGGTCCTGCTAATAAAGCTACAGAAGAAGAAGGAAAAGAAAACAAATAAGGAGTTACACTAAATGGCTTATTCATCTACCAATATGTCACACCCTTTGTACGGCTTTAACAAGCAAGATAAGAATGACATTATCACAGTAGGAGTTACTGAGGAAATTCGTCCAAGTGTTCGTTTGAAAGCTAACCGACGTATCGCAGTCGATACAGGTACTGAGGTAGGTTTTGACGCTAACAAAGTTCCTCAAGACCAAATCAACTGTGGACCTATTAAGTGTTTGAACACAGGTACACTGTTTGTAAAACACGCTAACAAGAAAGCAAAAGTTCGCTACCAAATCCGTTCTCACCCAGACAAGTATGCTCTTGGTTTCAACATGATTTATCTGAACTTGCCTAAGGCTGGTACTTACACACTTCGTGCTAAAGTATCTGACTACGCTGACGCAACTCAGACTAACTCATTTACCTACGCTTACAAGTTCGCTGTGACTGCTCCAGGAGAAGTCCTACGTACAGTAGACTTTACTGACATTGTATCGCTGAATGACACTGCTAATGGCGGTGGTCAAACAGGTACTGGTTGGTATCCAGAGTTCAAGAATGGCAAGCTGACTGGTAAGCCAAGTGCTAAATCAGCAGGTATTACAATTTCTTATGAGGTTGAAGCTTCTGCTGATACTGAACTGGAAGAAACAGCTCAAATCGGTTTCAGCTCAATCTACATTGTAGGTGACCGTTCAGAGCTTCGTAAGTTCTCTAACGTACTGTTGTCTTGCTTGACTTCATTCACACATAATGTCTCTGTGCCAGCTTCTGACGCTCGTTGCTTCGGACGCCAATATGACGCAGAACAGATTGAAGTAACCAAGGAGATTACAGCTACAACTACTTCTGCTAACGATTACTGGTTGAACCCACTTGAAAGTGTGTCTAATCTGGTAACTAGTGGTATTCCTCAGACTGATACCTATGTGGTTGATGAGGTTACTGTAGATGGCAAGAAGTACGGTGAGATTTACCTCCCAGACTTGTACTTTGGTGACTGTAACACAATCATTATCTCACTTGACCGCTGTGAGTCTACTTACCTCTCAATGCTTCCTGTGTCACCGGGTGTAAGCCTTCGTGCTGATGAGTTTATCGTCATTACTGACCAAAAACTTGCAACACCTCGTGGAACAGTCCTTGTGAGCGAAGACTACATTGGTGAAGAAGTCCTTGTGACTTACAACGCTGAGCGTGAAGTTGAGCTGATTGTAGCAAATGACAAACGTCTTGACAAGACACACTTCCGTGTGACTCAACACGTTAAGGATACTAAAGGTAATGACCGCTACTACGTATTTAACAATGTTCTTATCACAGAGAACTCTCGTGAATACGGTACAGATAGTGAAGTTACTCTGTCCTTGACACTGACAGTCTCACGTGACGATAACGGCAATTTCTACGAAGTTCGTAAGGACAGCGGAGACTTAGCCTAATAATTAGAAGGAGAAGTTATGGTAGTTCGTACTATCGGAGTTAATATTACAGGGGCAGAAGACGTTCAGCGTGTTCAGTCGCTCCTTAATGGACTAAAGAAACAGGTAGGCGAAGTCAATAACCTCCTCAAAAAGGAACTAGGGGCAGGCAATAAGTCTGCCTCTTTTAAGGTTAATATAGGGTTCTCTACAGCACAGTTCCAGCGTGAATGGAGTGCATTTAAGAAGAGAGTAGCACCTACACTAGAGGTCAAAGTAAAGCTCACTGGTGATAAAGGTAACGGCACTGACCCCTTAGAGAATATGAATGATGGGGCTAGACGATTTATGTCTAACTCCCAATCTCTAAGGACTCAGCTTAACACCATCGGAGGAGCTCTTGACGGGCTCTCTAGCAAGACTTTAACCCTTGGCAAGGCTCTTGGGGCTCTGGCTATCGGAAAGGTGCTAGGAGGCAATCTACGCTTCTCTACGGGTATCTTTGGGTCAATGCTTAAAGAGATTAACACAGTAAGGAATGTTTTACAGAAGGGCTTTACAGTCGGCAAGATTGTTACTGCACCAGCTGTGAAAACTCTTACTGCTCTTGGTAGCCTAGGAAGTAAAGTTGGAGCTACCTTTGTGAGACACTTTAACTCAGCGTTATCTAACCTTGGACGTGGTGTTATTCACATGAATAGCTTCCAGAATATCTTCAACCGTATTGGTCAGACGATTAACCGAGGTGTGCGGAGTATCGTACAGCAGACCAAAGAGCTTGGTGACGCAATGGTTACTTATGAGACACAGATGGCTTCATTTGGACAAGACAGAAGTACTACAGAAGCTGTGGCTCAGGAAATCTCTAGGTATGGAGCGGCGACTGCCTATAACGGGGCTGACTTGCTTCGTAATACTGGTTACTTTACAGCCCTTGGAGTACAAGACCCTGTGAAGCTGACTAAGGCTATTGCTGGTCTGGTTGCTACAAATAAAAACCCTATTGACGACTTTGCTGGGGTAGCTAAACAGCTTACTGACGCATTACAGGCAGGTAAGTTGAACTGGCAAGACTTCCGTATCATTCAGTACCGTCAGTCCCCTGTGGCAACACGTTTGATTGACGAGGAACTTGCTAAACGTGGCTATCTTCAAGATGATAAGGGCAACCCTGTGAACAAGCAGACGGCTATCCGTAAGGGGTACTTGTCTCTTGAGAAATACTTGGAAGTCCTCACAGAAGTGGGTAACAGTGACGCATTACAATCACTGACAAATACTATCAAGACACCTAAGCTTGCTTGGGATAACTTGCTTGAAAATATTGGTTTGAAGGCTAGTGGTGCTGTAGGAGCAGAAGGTCCTTTGAAAGGGCTCTATGATAGTATCGTTGACTTTATCAAGGATATTACTGCTCTTGTAGAGAAGTCAGACCCTGTGTGGCAGTATGTAGGTGAGAAATCACAGAAGGCTGTTGCAGGTATCCGTGGTTACTTCTCTGAATGGAATAAAGCTTTCTCTGAGCAACTTAAGGTAAGCTTGCCTACATTCCTTAATGGAGTTGAGGGAGGATTTTCTGGGGGCAGAGTAGCCCAAGGACTTAATGAGATTACACAGGCTTTACTGGCTATGGGTAATGCAACAACCTCACAGAACCTCGGTAGAGGGCTTTCTGAGGTAGCATATCAGTATGAACGCCTTGTGTCTAAGTTTATCTCACTAGGACAAGTTATGCTTGATAATGGAGCTCTCGATACCGTGGCTAACTTTATTGCCCTCTATGGGGATATGGTAAGTCAGGTAGCTAACAGCTCTGTGATTAAGAATAGCCTGACCTTTATTAACTTTATCATTGATGAGGTCAAGAAGACTGTCAATAATGGAGCTCTTGTGAATGGAGCTGATAGAGCCTTTACAGGTCTGTTAGACTTCTATACACAGCTTGTGTCCTTGGCTAGTCTGTTTATCAATGATACACCTATTGTAAGTAAAGGACTAGAGTATGCAGGTCAGGTACTTACAGCCATGGCTACAGCAGTATCCTCTGTGAAAGACCTAGCAAACAATATGCTCAATGGAGGAGCTTCTGGCAACTTCAAGAAGGGGCTTGAGTTAGGTTTCCAACAAGGTGTAAGTGGTTATGGAGAAGACCCTAGAGGTCTTGGACGTACAATCCTATTTATTCAGAAAGTCAGAAAATTCTTTGAAGACTTGATGAAGGAGTATAACAACCTATTTAATACCTTCCAGTATGCTAACCAAGTAGGGGCTGAAAAGTACGGAGTCAAGATTGGCAACTTCATAGGTGAAGTGGCTAATATCTTTGGTAAGATTATTGAGTGGTTTGAGACTAAGATTAAACAGCTTAATGGTCGGATTAACTTCCATACTATTAAGACCCTTGTGGAAGAAGTAGGTAAAATGTGGCTCTCTGTGGTCAACATGCTTACGGACACGGTTACTAAGTCTATTGGCTCTTTACCTAAAGGACGGCTAGAGCAGGGCATGAAGAACTTCTCTTCTGTGTTCCAGAATATGCAGAAATCGCTACAGCCTATCTATCAGGAACTTCTCACAGGAGCTCTTAAGAGTATCACAGGAAACACTGCCAAGAAGCTGTTTCAGGCAATGGCTGACTTTGTGAAAGCCGTTGTGTCAATGATTAGAGATATTATCAAGTATATTGGACATGGCTCTGTAGAAAGCGGATTTAACTCAATCCTGAAATTCTTTACTAATATCCTAAACTTTATGACTGAGATTGCTAAGTTCATGGGACAATATCCGGGACTTACCACAAGCCTATTAGGTCTTGTAACTATCTTTGGTGTGATAGGTAAAGTGCTAGGTTCAGCAGCGAAAATGGTTTCTGTTGCTAACGCTCTTGGGCTAGGTAGTCTAGCTTCTGGAGCTGGGGGTATTGCTGGAGGAGGTCTTTTAAGTACGACTCCTATAACCTCACTTCTTGCAAACTCCGAAGGTAATGCCTTACAACAGTTACTTGCTAGAGCAGGTACTCCTGCCCTTAACAGTGCCGGATTGAAGGTTGGCGCATTTGGAGCTTCTCCTATAGGAGCTATCGCTTCTTTAGTTGCTCAGATGATTGCAGACCCTGTGCAAAGAGCTATTGGAGGACATGGAGGGGCTACCGTAGGAGGGGCACTTAAGACAGCAGGAGCTGGTCTTGGCTTAGCCGGAGCAACCTTCACAGGAGCTTCTCTAGGTACAGCTGTGTTCCCCGGAATTGGTACTGCTATTGGTGCTTTACTGGGAGCTATTACCAGCCTGCTTCTTGGAGGAGGTAAGAACCTCATGGACGGTATTGAAGGGCTTCTTACCGGTTACAATGATGAGTACCGTAAACAGGCGGCGGAAAATGCCAAGGCTATTAGAGAGAACGCAGAGGCTGTGTCAAGAGCTAGGGCAGATGAGCATACTACACGTGATGTTTTAGGTTCTAAGGTAACCCTTGGTGGGTATCTCCAAAACCTGACAGATATGCAGAAGAAAGTGTTTGGTAAGCTTCAACAGAACTTCACAGACGCTACAGCATATATGCAGAACTCTATGCAACTGTTAGAGCAAGCAGGAGCTACTGACTCTGCTACTATGAGACAGACTCTATTTGACCTCGGATATAATGCACAGAAGCCTCTTAAGGACATGCAGGGCACTTATGTACGCATAGGTGAGGAATTGATGTCTTGGGAGCAATTAAAGGCTCAGAATGGCTTATATGGCTCTGAGGGAGACGAAATCTTGTCTGCATTGCTTAACCAAGTAGCTATTGCTCAAGGAAGACAGTTTACTGACATTGTAGATGAGCAAGGAAACTTGATTACACAAATGGACGCTTACCGTCAAGGTGCTCAAAACCTCACAGAGGAAAAGAGAAGAGAGCTTCAACAGAAACTCATTGACGCCGGTGTGTCCCGTGACCAAGTCCTACAACTTCCTGATAAAGCCCTTGAGTTCCTTGTGAGTCAGTATGATACATACACAAACACAATGGACGCTGAGAAGAAGAAGGCGGAAGATGAGGAGAAGGAAAGCAAGCATAAAGGAGACTTGAGTGACGCTTGGACTCGGATAAAGAATGGTGTGAAAGCTGTCTGGGAATGGGTTACTGGTATCTTCGATGGGATTGGTGAGTGGATTGCAGGTGCTCTTTCAGGACTCACTGGAGGAGACTCCGATAAAGCCAAGAAGGAGTATAAGAAGAATAAGAAGAAAATACCTTCTGGAGGTACTCTTCTATTCTCTACAGGTGGTTTTGTGAACTACCTAGCCCAAGGAGGAAGTCCTCTACTTGGAGGAATTTTCCAACCTAGAGGTACTGACACTATACCTGCAATGCTTACGCCGGGTGAGTATGTTCTCCGTAAGAGAGCTGTGGATAGCCTAGGAACTAATTTCCTAGATAACCTAAACCGCTTCGGTATTGGTGCTCTTGGAGGTAACAGGACAACTACAGTAGTGAATAACTACTATAACAACAATGCAAGTGTTAATCAGAATATTGATAACAAGTCCAACTACCTGAACGGTATGTATGGACTGGATAGATTGATGAGGTATGTTTAATGGGATATAGAGGCGAAAATGTAAATAAGCCTAGACGATATATTCAGTATAACGACCTTGTGTTCACAGGGACACGAAGCATACAAGAGCAAGCTGAGAGTGTAGCCTTTAGAGTTAATTCAACTCCAAGGGCTTTCACTCATGGCGCTTTTGTAGGTAATAGAGGTGATGAGCTACTTGTAGACACCCACACTATCAGCTTCAAGATGGCTCTGAAAACAAATACATGGAGTGATGAGAATATCCGTGTGCATTATGACTTCATAGTCCACCAGCTCACAAGAAAGGGCAAGCTATGGGCTGTTGATAGTGGAAACCAACTTATTTGGTGTCATGCCTACTGTACTAGTATGCAACAGCAGAAAGAGTGGACGCTTACTGACAACGGCTACCTTGTGTTACAGGTTGAGTTTAATAATGCAGAAGGCGTTTGGCACAAGGCTAGTGAGCACAAGACTTACTTTGATAGGTTCGACCTGTGTAGCTTTACTCAGATGAAAGCAGATTGCCTTAAATCACGTTGCTGTGATGATAGCCAGCCTTGCTCAGAGTGTGAGTGCTGTAATGATAACTGCTCGGCTATGAAAGACATGATTGACTACTGCTCAGCTGTTCAGGACATAGACTTCAATGATGAGTTCTTTGACCTCTGTGACAGTAAGTGGAGAGTGGTTCATAACTGCCAAAAGGCTAGAATTGATGGCAAGACACTGCCAGAACTCTATGCTCATGCCCTCTGTGACCTCTGTGTAAATGGGGAGCTTCACAAGACGTTTCAGGCTGATACAGTGCTAGATAGCACTCAGTGGAGAGTAGGACTATTCGGACATTTCAAAGACCCAATTATCACAGTAAACAATACCAATATCAAGGTAAAGGGTGAATACAACGGGGTTCTTACACTTGACCAAAGAGGGAATGTACGGTATGCTAGTAGTTGGGAATGTCTTGAGTATGACTACAAGGTTGTCAAGCTAGATAACTTGTCTTACTGTGAAGGACCATTCAGAATTATTAAAGGCAGAAATACCATAAATGTATATGGTGTATTATCAAGCACAGCCTGTGCTTATGTAGATTACGAAAGGCTTACACTATGATAGGGAAAATTATAAATGGAGGAGACGGTTCAAGAGACCAGCTATTATTGCCTGAGGATTTCTTAGGTGACTTTTCGCTAGACTTTAACTTGATGGAAGTTCCGTCAATTCCAATTACTATCCCTTCTAAGTATGCTAAGCTACTGACTGGAACAACTCAAATTAGTCTGTCTAGTGATGATTGGAACTTTCTAGGCACTGTGTATGAGAAGAGGACAAACCACAAGACAGCAACCTGTACTGTGAGCCTCACTCATATAGTAGGACTTCTTGACAAGAAAAACCTCCCGACTAATGTTACCTTTAAAGATAGCACAGTTCAGGAGGTTGTTAAGAAGGTTAAGGAATACTGGAAGGACGCTAAGAATGACCTAGTAAACCTTATGAAATTTGAGTTTGTAGACAAAGTTGAACGCAAGATAGAGTATGAGTTTTCACAAGAAACGGTCTTACAGTTCCTTACGAAGCTCTGTGAGAAGACACAGGATATGCAATGGCGCATAGATAAGAAAGACCCCTTCAAGGTGACGTTCTCAGCCATGGGAGCTAAGAAGGAAGTCATGATTTCTCCTGAAACCTATCTGATTGACCTTGGAGAAGTTCAGGAAAGCTTCCAAGGAGTTATGAACTCTGCTGTGGTCCGTTCAGATAAGGCAGACGCAGGAGCAAGTTCATTGACACTTCGGGACATATTCCATGACAAGAAACTCATGATTGAAGGCTTCCCTGTGATTAAGACAGATAGACCTGTAAACTCACAGAGGCACTTTGACTACCCACCACTCCCTGTGTTTGCTACTGATATGTCAGAAGATGAGTATGCTATCCTAGATGAGGAAGGAATTGCCCTCGAAGCAGGAGAACTCTACTGGGGTAGCATTACTACTAATGACACACAGGCGATAGCTGGTGAGAATAAGGAAGTGTCTGATGAGGACCGTATTAAAGCCACTGTGCAAATGTATAAGTCGGCTATTAGGAAGATGAGAGCTTCAAGGAGGAAGGTTATATATCCTGTGACTACTTCACCTCTGCCAGCAGGGGTTCAGGTAGGAGACAAAGTAAAATTTGTCCTAGGAGTAGACCTTGTGGAGCTAACACCTTGCAGTAAATACTATACTAAAGTGCTCAGAGCAAATGACTGGTTTTATGTAAACAAGATGAGTTACCAATACTCTACAGGAAATTCACTTGTGCTTAATTTGGAGCTAAGTAAGTTCTTATCAGTGGATAGAGAGGTGACTTAATGGACGCTGTAACTAGGTTAGTAAACACAGTAAGAGATACTAGAGAGAGGGTTACACAATCAAGCCGTCAAAGGCGTGGAGGTGTAACCGACCTCTTTGGTGTTGACTATGTAGACACAATACGGAACACAGAGGAAATGGTTGGTGATAAGAAGAAAGAAGCCAACTACCACCTCACTGTGTCAGGGGATTTAGACAGGTTTCAGCGCTGGTTTCTTAAAGTTATTGTTACAAATAACAAGGGAGATAACTCAGAGCAGGAACAAGAGGGTGTTCGCCCTATGTCTGATGTCCACTTAGAAGTCTTTGCACACAATGCAACTACAGGACACAGTGAGACGATTGACCTGACACCTTTCCTAAAGGCTATATGGAAGTGTAACTGGATTGCAGACGCTAAAGGCGGAGAAGGTATCTTCCCTAATGGTAATCCCATGGAAGGATATGACCTGATGAAGGTTGCATGGTATCTCAATGACAAGCAGAGAGAAGCCTTGTATAGCCCCGGAGAAAAGATATTCTCTGTGAAAGCACTAGGAGACGCAACAGTGACATTGCGCCTTTATTTGAAATTTAGTCACATAAACTAATATGTACGATTTTAAGGATTTATATAATAAACACAAACATTACACAGAGAGGTTAGACCGGCTAAGGGTTAAGCAATTTAAGGTGGAACAGCACCTAGAGGCTCACCCACAGGACTATACCGCTGTGATTGATAACATGAAGTTAAAGAGTGAGATATACAGGGAAGAGAAGAGAGTACAGCAGGTACTTATGATGATGGAGGTTGTCTTTGAGTAGACTAGAATACCTATACCTAATCAGGACTACTATTCAGAAGCTAATGCTAAGTCTAATAGAAGACAGGGATTTATTTTTAGCAGGACATATTTTAGAGAAGGGTTGCTATGATAGTTTAGCCTTCTTGAATTATGATGTTAAAAAGTCAGTAGCCATAAGTATATGCAATAATAACAGTGTTATTTATTGTCCTGTTGATGATTATTCAATAGCTGAATATGGCTATTTGTACTTCCCGACTACGGAACTTTTTGCTTTGTGTGAAAGTTTACTGAAAGACAATAATGGTGTATAATTATGGTTAGGAATTGCTACGATATATGTAAGGATAAGCTAGGAGACCACTATGACTTTGATGGAGGCGGAGGAGGTCCGGGAGGACTATATCAGTGCCTTACGTCAGACCACTATGTGAGACTGTATGATGGCTCTTATACTTCTGTGAAAAATCTACAGAAGGGTGACCGGCTTTCAACAGGTAATACTGTTCTCAGTAACAAGCCTATGCGTAAAAAAGTATTCACCATGAATACTACACAGGGTAAGTTTACTGTGACAGAAGACCATAAAGTATTCCTCTTATCTGGTGGATTTAAGGAAGCTAGAAACCTAGTATTTGGAGAAAAGCTTGTTACAGACTTAACTGGTGAGACAGATAAGGATAAGCTAGACGCTCTTAAAAATCACATATACAGTGGAGATAAAGTCGAGCTCCTAAATCTCCAGCGCATGTGCCATATCACAGGTTGGTACACTTATCTTACAAGAAAAGGCTCTGGCTGGTTACTTGTTATAGATAAGACAAAATCCCCCTGTGTCAGATTTATTTCCTTTGAGGATACTTATTCTGAGGATACTGTATATGTGCTAGAGGTGTCAGGTGATAGAAGTTATTTTGCTGATAATCTTCTACATCACAACTGCTATGACCTCGCTAACTACGTTGCCAGCTTCTTCGGAACTAGGCTTGTAGGACCAGTCGCCGCCACTATCGTATATGATAATCCTCAGCTTTACAGACTTGCTCTTGTTAAGGCCTATGATGGTCAGCTAGAAACTGGAGATATGATTATCTTCGGACCTGTGGCTTATAACTCAGCAGGGCACGTAGCCTTTTATGGTCACGGTGACCAGACAAGCGCTACCTGTATAGACCAAAATCACCCTGCATGGAGTGGAGTTACTGAGCACACCTTTAACTTGTTACCATTGAACCCTACACATATTGTAAGGTTTTATAATCAAGAAGGGTACTCAGCAGGAGGACAGTCTTCTAATAATCAGCCGGGAACTATTTCTGGAAATGATACTACAAAGACCAAGACAAGGACCTATCAGTTCTGGGAGGTCACCTGTGATGAGACTGAGGTACTAAAGGAGAAAGATGGTGAGTTTATTGAAAAGACTTTCCAATGTTCCAAGTACACAGGGCTGGAAGATGGTGACTGGATAAAGATTGACCGCTGGGATGGCTCAGCTGGTTATATCCGTAAATCCTGTGCTAAACGAAGAGAAGACCTTGACGTAGTAGTAACTACTAAGAAAGACGCTTCTGTGACTAATGACTTACCTTCTGGTACTGCTAACTATGACGGTGGGGACATTTCCTATGGAGGATATGTACTTACCAAGGATAAGATAAGCGCAATGGCTTCCGCCTGTGCCAAGTATGGAATTTGGCTTCCCGGATTTATCTGTCAGACATATCTGGAAACTAACTGGGGACAATCTCCCGGAGCTTCCTATGCAGGTCCTGAGAATAACTGGGGAGGTCTTACATGGACTGGAAACCCTCAGCGTGAGTCAGGTGTTGTAGTATCACAAGGAGCTCCACGGGCAGAAGGTGGTTACTACATGAAGTTTGCAAGTCTCAAAGATTACTTTGAAGACCACTGTAACCTCATTTCAGACCGTATCGGAGGAGCAGACGCATTATATCACGCAAACAACAAATATGATATTGAAAGCTTCACAAGAGGACTATTCAGACCTGTGGCTAAGTACGATTACGCTGCTGTCGGTCTAGGAGCTTATATAGCTCAAATGAGTAGTATCTACAATGGAATGAAGCCTCAGCTTGATGAAGTGATGGGACATATTAAGGAGGGTGAGCCTTTGCCTACCGCACCAAATACTACCAAACCTACTATACCAAGCAGTTCAATACCAAAACCTAAGCTACCACCGCTTAAGACAGGAAATAAAGCAACTGACCGACGCTCTCGTTGGATTTAAGGAGGAAACATGGCGTATAAGCTACCAAAAGAAGACCAGCTGTGTGGAGTTATCTATAACACATACAAAGGTTACAAGCCTATCCCCAAGGCTACTTGCCCTGCTAATTCAGGAGGGTGTGGGGATAACATTAAAGTAGTTCTCAACTGTGGTAAAGAACCTAAGCAGAACGCATTACCTGAGTATTACACAGATGGCACTATCCGTGCTTATGTGCAAGAAAAGGCAGGGCATAATGAACACCCTGTGCATTTCAAGAGTGATACACCGATGGCTAATCCTCTTGTGATTGACCCTAAACAGTTCACACGAAGTGATGACCAGCCCGGAAATCTTTACAAGGACTTTATTCAGGTGAATGGATACACCCATGTGAAAGCTGGTGGAGGTCAGTTTACTCAGCTTAACTCAGATGGTACATTCTCTGTGTCTTATGAGTCAGTTGATAACAAAGTAGCTATTGTAGAATTTGGAAAGATTGATTGAGGAGTAAATTATGTCAGATAAGATTGTAAATGTATATGTAGGTGAGTGCTTCCAAGATGGAGGTCAAGCTAGTGGAGAAGGTAAAACTTATGGACTGTCACTCTCTGGTAATAAGCTAAAGCTAGTAGAGAATGGACAGCAAAGTGAGGTTGTACTACCTACTACAGACGGTGGTGTTGATAATGACAATAACTTTTTCAAGTTATTTGCTCAAACACAATTTGACTTGTCTACTTGTTTCTATTCATGGGGGGAAGACGCTGTAGCTGTTGTTATTATTAACCATGACCCTGGTTCTACTCAGTATGTCCATATTATGGGGGATAGTATCCGTCCTAGTATTGATAAGACTTCTATCGATATTACTTATTTCCTAGATAAAGATGGAGGAGCATTAGGCCAAACCACTACTTCCAGAGATACAAAACTTAGAGAAGATGGTTATGAGGTTGTCTGGGAGGGTGTTGTTCTTCAAGATACACCTTTAACTACTAATATACTTGATATTTCAAAAGTACGTGTTGGAATAAAATATCTTAAGTTAGAAATCAGACCTAAGGGGTAACCAATGAATAACCAATGGATTGACAATATTCTTAGCAGACAGGAAGTTATAACCTCTGTGACCCTAGTAATCACAACGTTATGTACCTTCCTTGTGACTAAACTAGCACAGAAGACAAAAGAGGCAGAAGCTCACCAAGAGGCTCAGGAGGAAATGGCTAGAAGCAATAAGCGCTCAGCCCTTAGAAATGAATACCTTCAAATCTATAACTCAACTGAGTTCTCTTGGGAACAGAAGTACCACTTAACTCGTGAAATTATCACATCATACTATGCTCTTAATGGAAATCACTACATTCATGAGCTAGATGAAAGACTTTACTATAAGAAAGAGGAAGAAGTAAATGAACCTAACGAATAAACAATATGACATTGCTAAACGCATTATCACAGTAGTTATCCCAGCGTTTATCACGTTGCTAACTGCGCTAGGAGGTATCTATAAATTTGACCCCTCTGTTGCTATCGGTACTATTTCCGCTATCACTGTGTTTGCAGGTGTGGTTCTTGGTATCTCAAGTAATAACTATGCGAAAAATCAGGAAGAAACAGAAACAAAACAAGGAGAACAGTAATGGCGATTAGTTACCAAGACTTTAAGAACAAAACGCTTGGTAATGGCTATGATGTAGACGGTTACTTCCAATTTCAGTGCTGGGATTTCTATGCACAGTTCTGTATAGAGAATGGAGTTCCTTATGCTAACTGCACTGTGTCAGGTTTTGTAAAGGACCTGTGGGAACAACGTCACAGTAATGGTATCCTTAACTACTTTGATGAAGTAAGTATCCTACAGCCGGGTGACCTTGTAATATTCAGGGAACACCCTTGGACTCCTTACTCTCATGTGGCTATCTTTGATAGTGACATTGACGGTGTGTATGGAATGTTCCTAGGACAAAACCAAGGACCAGACAGTAGCCTAGATAGAGGCGGTGTTGCTTCTCTTGTGAGACTTCCTTATGAAGCTACCTTTGATACAGCCTTCCGTCTTAAGCTGGGAGTCGGTAATCAGGCTAACCAAGCCACACAGACAAGCTCTGGTGGTGGACGAGGCTTCGTAAATGGAGCTCCGGGACTTAAGAAGGACGAATACTTCTTAGATGTATCAGCCTACCAATCAGCAGACCTCACAGCTATTACACAGCAGGCAGGCACTAACAAGACCATTATCAAGGTAAGTGAGCACACTACCTACCTGTCAGATGTTAGACAAGCTCAGGCTGACACCTCTGTGCCTATTGGTTATTACCACTTTGCACGATTTGGAGGTGATGTAGGGCAAGCTCTTGCAGAAGCTAACTTCTTCCTGAGCAACCTACCTAGCAAGCCTGTGAACTATCTGGTCTGTGATTATGAGGATAATGCTAGTGGAGACGTAGAAGCCAATACACAGGCTATCTTAGCCTTCATGGACGCATGTGCTGGTAAAGGCTATCAGCCTATCTATTACTCATACAAGCCATATACTTTAGCTAACGTAAACTACAAAGCTATCCTAGCTAAATATCCTAACTCTCTGTGGATTGCAGCGTATCCTAACTATGAGGTAACACCTACTCCTGTGTGGGAAGTGTATCCTACCATGGAAGGTATCCGCTGGTGGCAGTTCACTAGTACAGGTATTGCTGGTGGCTTAGATAAAAACATTGCTATTCTTAGTGATGATATTGCAAACAATCAATTTGAAGAAGAGGAAGACGAAATGACAAACTATGTAATCCGAAGCAATTCAGGTAAGCAGGGCTACCTTGCTATTACTAACGGAATTGTTTGGGGAATTGGAGACATTAAGACAGTAGGTGAGCTTCAAAATGCTAAGCATGTGCACCTCAACCTACCAGACGGAGACTTTGACCGTTTCATTAACGCACAGAAGTCTGATGATGTGACGCAAGAGGCTATCGCAAAAGCTATCGAAGACGCTAACAAGAGCCTTACCGAAGTTATTGCAGGTGAGCCTAAGGAATAGACCCTAGGGGTTGAGGAGGGAATATGTAAATGTTTCCTCTTCTTTTTAGTAGGAGGAGTTATGTCCAATAAAAATATACCCTGTGTATTTCCAGACCCTATGTGTCCTCCTAAAGAAGACGGCACTAAGTGGACTGAGCAGGAATTGGCTAAGAGTGAGCAATTACTTGAGGCATATAAGGTAGACCTGTGTAAATGGATTGATGAGAAGTGTAACTACAACGGAGGTATTACTCCTGAGGAAAAGGCTGAGTATGAGCGCAAGCTACTTGCCTACAACAATGCCTTAGCCCGTTACAAAGAGCTCATTGAGAAATATGAAACCTACCTAATTAACAAGTCTGAATATGATAAAAAACTAGCCTCCTATACTAAGGAGCGTAATGCTATTCAGGCTGAGATTGCCCGTATTGAAGCAGAAAACGCTGAGCGTACCAAGCGTAATCAGGCTAAGCAAGATAAGTACACAGCTGATAAGGCTCAGTATGACAAGGACATTGTTGTCTATCGTCAGAAGAAGCGTGAATATGATGAGGCTGTTGACCCTGAGCGTAGACGTAGGCTTGAGAATGAAGCTCTACAGCAAGCGCTAGACCGTGTGCAACGAACTACACGTATGAATGTATTCACCTACGGCTCTAGTACAGCTGGAGGTGCTTATACTCATGTAAGCTCAAACGGTAACAACTTTGAAGTACAATGGCGCATGGTAAACACAGGGCGTATCGTAGGTACTGGTACTGTCCGTGGTAATGTAGAATACCGCTTTGTTAGACGGGAAGATAGAATTGAGGCTTACATTGTAGCCTACACTATCCAGTCTGTGCAATATCAGATGAACCCTAATGACACTTGGGCTTCTGCTGGAGCTGTGTTTACAATTAATAATCACCAAGGACAGCCTATCTGGTCAAGGAGCTATGACCCTTATCAGAGCTTCTCAGATACACCAAACCGACGGGTGGTTATGGAGCGACAAACACCTATCTACCAAACAGGACAGCCTGACGGTCAGGTAGTTATCTTCTCTACCTATGACTCATGGATTGCAGAGCCTACCTCAGGTAGCTTGAATGTGAACTTTACTATGGACCGCCTTGATGTCCAAGTACCTCATATCCCAATCCCACCTAAGCCAGAAGAGCCCAAAGAGCCTCCTAGACCAGTGCTAGAGCCTCAGCTCCCTGTGCCTAGTTTGCCTAATAATCCTCCACAAGAGCCTCCTAGGGTTGATAAGCCTGACAAACCGGGAGAACCTCCTGTGCCTCCTACTCCTAGACCTCTTAGACCAAGACCTAAGCGTCCTTGTAAGAAGTGTAATGAGTGTGAGGAATGTGAGAATATCGGTAGAGGACCTGATGTCTGTGAAGACCTTAAGGCTATTGCACAGGAGCGTTTCCAACGTGCTGGGGTACATGAGCTTAGGAATAAATACGTAGTGAACCTACCTAATGTTATCAGACGCTCAGCCTATGGACTCTGGTGTGTTACTAAGAACATTATCAATCAGCTCTGCCATGTAGGTGAAGAGTTTGAGTGCTTACGTGAGCAAACAGACCATCTACGCAAAGAGCAAATGTGTATCCAGAACGCACAGCAGGCTTCCTGTGAGCGTTTAGCTAAGATAGCTAAGAATAACTATGACATAGGCAATAATGTGCGAAATAGGCTCATTCAGAAGCTCAGAGACGACGCTCAGAAGAAGTCCATTGAGATTGCTAACCAGACAGTCCGAATGAACATGTTTCCTAGGGGCTCACAAGCAGGCTCAGGTACTTATACAAGAGTATCCACCTCAGGCACTAACTTTACCATTGAGTGGAACATGGTAGGAGGAGCTGTAATTGGTAATGGTAGCATTAATGGAACAGTAGAGCGTGAGTTCAGGCTTAATACAACCACAGGGTATGTAGAGGCTTTCCTAAAGGCTGTTACTATCACCTCTGTGAGATATGAGCCTACAGGCGCTATGACAGGGGCTTCTACAGCTACCATGGCTGTGTTTGACGGAGCAGGCAATCAGGTTTACTATAAAGCCTATGACCCATTCCGTTCCTTTAATGAAAGCCCTAACCGTAGAATTGAGTACAATAGAACAGTACCGCTACAGACCACAGGCTCTACTGGAGGCTCTGTGCACGTACTTTCTACTCGTGATACTTGGCTTTATGACCCTACCTATGGACAGCTAGAGGTGAACTTCACAAGGGATAATCTTATTCCTATCGATATTCCTCCTGTGCCAGATATTCCTAAGGTAGAGATTGATTGTGGAAGTTGTGAGGTGAAAGAATTTGACTGTTAAGGAATGTAGTTCCTGTGGAGATAAGTGTGGGCACTTCATATGTCAGGCAAGAAAGTATGCCTCGTGTGATTGCCCTACTATCACTCCGGGAAGAGACGCATGTAACGCTTTACATGACCTAAATGATAATAAGATTAAGCTAATGGCACAGCGGAATGAGTCCCTATTAGCCTGTGATATTCCTAAGTTCTTAGGTAGGCTGTTCAGGGGTATCTCCTGTGTCTACAAGAATATGATATTGCAACTATGCTGGATTATTAAGAATATTTGCTGTATCTACTCACGTACTAAAGTTATTGATGAAAATAACAAATGTATCAACCAGAAGCAAGAGAAAATGGTTCAGGGAATGAAAGACCTGCAAGCTCAGATGAATAAAATTCTTGAGCTTTATAATCAGTATGCCACAACTAAGATTGTGGTAGCTGACAGCTCTTTTGAGGGACTTGTAGCCACTCTTGAAGCACTACCAGAGGAGGAGCTTTAATGGCAGACTGTGTAACTTGTATGAAATGCAGGTTTAAGGAATGTCAGTGTGATAATGGTTGCAAACCTAAATGTATAGATATAGGCAAGACCTGTGATGATACCTGCCAGAAGGTTAAGGACTTGCACAAAGACCTACTAGAGCCCATAGCTCCTATGTTTGAAACAGGTATGCCCTGTGATATGAGGGAGCTTAGCTCTAAGGGCTTTAGTAATGTATTTATGTTTGTCAACAACTTTATCAATGTCCTGTGCCACACACTAGGGCTGACTGATATTCTAAATGACCGTATTAAGGCAAACAAAAAGAACCTTGAAGAGCTTAATAAAGCTAACGAGGCTCTGTGTGGTAGGATAAATGAGCTGACAAGAAATGCCAATAAGTTGGTAACAGCTTCTAATTCTACTGTGTCTGACGCTATTGCATATAACAATAAGCTTAAGAGAGACTATGATAGTCAGGCTTCCTTTGTTAATGAGTATAATAAAGGGGCTGTAGCTAAGTACCAACAAGACCAGCAAGAATACACAAGCCGTATCTCTATCTTACAGGCTAACTTGACTAAGGAAGGCTACCCTCAGGCAGTGGCTAGTCAGTACCTCCAAATGTCTCCTAACGCTGTTATGGCTAAGACGATTAGAGGGCGTAAGCTAAGCTCTGATACTAAAGAGCCTGCAAGTGTCAACCCTATTCCTGATGTTACTACCTTTACCTCAAATGAATTGGTCTATACCTATTTAAAAGAGCGTGAGGAAATGACGGTAGACTTTGCAAATGCAACTACTATTTTAGCAGGGAAAGAGATTTCGTCTATCAAGATGAGAATTACTCTTGTGTCAACCGAGCACCCTAAGAAGGGTGTGATTATTGGAATACCTACAAATCCATATAAGCAAATCACTATCCACACAGAGGGTAGCAATGAGCAGTATAGCTCTGAGCTTATTGTAGAGGTACGTTTCTTTACTGCTGATGGTAAGGAAGTTAAGCCTACCTATAAAGAAACAGCTATCCTGAACCTGCAACCATTTGGTGCTGAGTCAGGTCAGGGTACTTACTTCTCAGTTGATACTGGTTACACTGTGCCTATCAATGGCTCTTATGTAACAGCACAGAATGGTAGACTAAGCAACTACACTAGAAATCCTCTTGGGGAAGGTCCTCAATCTATTGTATGGGGGGTGTTCACTGACACTATCGCATTTAGTGTAGGAAGCTACAAGAAGAATGTATCAGGATTTAACCTGAATACAGCTCCTGTGATAAGTTCAATGCCAGTAGTCCCTTATCAGGCTAAGCTGAAAGAACTGCCTCCTACACCTAACTACATTAACATTCATGAGAGCACAGGCTTCCTGAATGAGCTTAACTGTGGTAGATGTACCCTAGCACCTCTTAAAGAGTGTAAGACAGCCTGCTCTGTGTGCCCTCCTGTAGGTAAAGAGGCTATGATTGCTCAGGCTAAAGGACTTGACTATATCACAGTGACTACCTTTATTGATACCACAACTAATAAGCCTATTGCACCAGCTGTTCATGAAAAGAGCACTTTCTGTGCTCCTACACCAGATACAATATGGTATAATAGTAAGGGGTACACCCTGATACCTAATAAGCAGACCACCTCTGAGTTCACAGAGGGTACAGATAGCCTGCTTGGTAAGGGTATGATTAGAACCTGTGTGAACTACTACAGCACAGGAGGAAAGGAAACGAACTAATGACTTGTAACAAATGCTATGAGTGTGAATGTAATGACGGAAAAGACTATTGCCAAGATTGCCTTCCTGATGAAGGTACTTGGCTTATTGTCAAGTCTGAGAAGCCTGACCCGTTCTATGCTGACCGCAACCATGCTTACATGGATAGTGCTGAGAATGTATGGATTTTAAACCGTGCTAGGGACGCCATGATTAAGCTCAATGGTACAGGCTCAGGTGGAGAGGGCAAGACATATAAAGCCGGTCAGGGTATCACTATCTCACCAGATGGGACTATCTCAGCTACAGTCACACAGGATAGAGATACTATCACTACTGTGAAGCCCGGCAACGGTATTCTTGTTTCTAAGACTAACAATGACTACACTGTTACCTTAGACAGCACTAAAGTACCTACCAATGAGCGCCTAGAGAATGTTGAGCGTCAGATTGGTGAGCTTAAGTCTCCTAAAGGCACTGCCACTGTGTCAGTAATCGGTAAAGAGGGTATTGTAAGTACACAGACTGCCACTAAGGATTGGGAAGTGAAGCTTGACCCTGCTGTGAAAGCTAACATTGATAAAATCCCTGCTTTAGAAACCAAGGCTGTTGAAGTTCCTCTTGTGAACTATATCAACAAGTACCATGGTAACGGCTGGGTAGGTAAGCGTGGTGGAGGTTCAGGCTATTATTCAGCTCCACTATACTATCTCACAGATAAGAAGTCACTAGGAGAGCTAGGTTTCTCTGTAGGTGATAAGCTGTATATTAAGGCTAAGTTTGATGTGAATACCTCATCAGCTATCCCTGCTACTGCTCAGCTTGCTTTAGAAGCCTATGACACGGCTAATCCGACTAACTGGTATGTAGGCTGGCTTGCAGGTAAACAATCTATGCAGGCTAAAGGTAATGAGATTACCTACACATGGACGCTTGCTGAAAAGGACCTGAAAGTAAATGCCCTGAATGTTCGTATTGACGGTATTGA